TCTCCCTGTCCAGCAACCCGGCATCGAAATACTCGAAGGACCAGACCCAAGCGTTCTCCGAGAAAAAACTGCGCCCACTGCCGTTCACCGACGCCCAGATCAAGGCCGACCCGCAGTACCAGCAGCACCTCATCAAGGAGTAGGGCAGGCGCGCAACTCCTTGATGCCAATACGAAATATTTTTGAAATCAAGGGGTTGCAGGCAAAAGCAAATGAGTACATAATGGCGCCCATCGAACGCAACGAAGCATTAAAAACTTCAATGTATTCAATGAGTTAGAGTAGAGGCAGGGCTCTATGGCCCACTCAAGTTTTTATGCGGTGAATGCCAGCGGCAAGGGCGTTGATCGTTTGAGGCCGAGTAGCAAAATGGTTATGCAGCGGATTGCAAATCCGCCTACGCCGGTTCGATTCCGACCTCGGCCTCCACTCTTAAAGCCCCGTAGATCAATGGTCTACGGGGTTTTTTATTGCCTTCGATTTAGTAATCATTCCGCAACTTTTGGCATGCGTTCCGCAACTAGGCCTGATTTCTGCAAAAACCAGGAGCGCTCAACGAAACGGGATGTCCGTAAGTGAGCGCGACGATAGCTCTGAATTCACTACTTGATTTGAGCGCGTGATGGCTCGCATGATGGCAGCCGGAAAGGCCGTTAGGTATACGGTCCAAGGAGCTGCAACCACGAGGGTGTGAGGGGCCTAATGAAACTAGTTGACGAAGCGATAGAAATCCTAAGTGATGCAAAGCAGCCGCTGGCGAATGCTTTTTTTAAGGCTCAAGTTATTGCTCATAAGCTACAGAATAAAGATTTTGCAAAGTGGGTTAAGGATGAAATACAAGGGTATGGAAACGAAGATAACATTCCTAATTATCGCGTTTCACATTTGACTCCATATGGCAACGTTGAGAATGGAGTTAAGCGTTATACAAACTATAGATTGCCAATTGGCGGCATGTCTCAAGAGATGATCGATAAGTTTTTGGTTTATCGGCACACTCAAAGTATTGCGGTAATTGAAGAGTTTTCCAAAAAGGCCGATGACCTCAGCGTAAACATAGATCACCGTGTTTTCCCTTACCTGCGGCAAGGAATTGAGAAGTCATTCGGGATCTCTAGCGCGTGGGGAAAGCCTCCGGCAGGCTGTTTTGAGCAAATTCTTAACGAGGCAAGATCTCGATTGCTGGATTTTTTATTAAATCTTGAACATGTACTGCCTGAAACTGAGGCAGGCGCTGACCCCAAGATTATGCCTAAGGTTGAAGGGCTAAGTGAAATGTTCAAAGGCGCAGTTTTTGGTGATGGTGCCAATATAAGTTTGGCAATAGGTGAGGGGAATCAAGCATCGCATAATAGGTCAACGGTTGGCGTGAAGGATTTGCCAGCTTTGATTCGTGAGCTAAGAAGAAATAAGGTTGCAGAGGCGGATGTGGCAGAGTTGCAAGTTGCCATTAACGACGATGACCTCAATGCGGAATCAGATAGCAAGAATTTTGGTCCTGGTGTACGCGCTTGGCTGGCAGGCATGATTTCTAAAGCCGGTACTCCGGCGTGGGAGATACCGGCTCAGGTTGGAGCCGGCGTGCTGACGTCTGCATTGACAAAGTTTTTTGGGATGTGAGTTGTCCAGCTGATTAAATCACTTCGTTGGTTTAACGATTTCTCCGACGCGTCGATAGACCTTTTTGGTCATCTCTTCCGTGGTGTGGCCCAGCAGGCGGCTCGCGTGTGTCAGCTCTATCTCACTGGCCGCTTTGGGGCGTATGTCTTTGAACTGGAACTGGCGGATCAGCACTGCCAGGTCTGTGTCACCGTCGGTCCCGGCTTTTATGGCAGCTTTCTCGCGGGCTTCGTCCCAGCGATTGCGCAGCATCTGCTGGCTCATCCGAAGTCCGGATGTGTTGGTGATCAGCCTCGATGTTTTTATGCCGCTGAGCGCGCGTCGCTCCTGCAGGTCATTGATGAAAGCGCTCAGTCCAGATTGAACCCCTTCATCCTCCAGCCGTAGGCGAAGTTTCTTCGCGGTCTTACCCTGATTGACCATCAGGAACTCCGCGTTTAGATCGGTGGTGGCCACTTTCAATACGTCGGCGGGGCGCTGGCCGGTCAAGTAGGCAAGGTCCATGGCATCCTTGAGTTCCTGCACGGCTGCGTCGTACACGGCATTCCACACGGTATCGCCGGCGTAATAGTCCCGTGGGGTCTCCTTGTTGCGGCGTACGCCGAAGCAAGGGTTGGCGTTGTTGGTCAGGCCCCACTCGCGGGCGATCGTGAACATGTGCGAGAGCAGCGCGATTTCCCGATTCGCCCTGACCTTTGCTGTCCTGGCGTCCCGGTACTGCGCGACCACCTGGGGCGTGATCGAGTCTATGGGTGCTTTCTCAAACGCTTTCCTGAGCTGTTTGAGTTCCTTCATGTTGTCTGACTGGGTACGTATCCCCTTGGTCGGGATGATCTCCTTCACGTACCTGTCGAACAAAGATCCCAGCAGATGGCTGGGCTTTGGAGGTGCTCGACGCTCCAGCCTGGCCCATTCCACTTTGGCCTGGTCGAGGTCGCCGCCCAGAGGAATCTCCTTGCGTTTACCCTCGGCATCCCTGCCGTTGTAGTAGTACCCAATCCACGTCTTTCCACTCTTTCGCTTGTGGCATCTTCGGATCAAGCGCGGGGGTAGATCCCGGTTAGCTGTCGATTTCTGGCGCATTGATCAGCTCACGTTCGCCAGGTCGAGCGTCCAGGTTTCGGCCGCCGGGTTCACTGCAGAAGGCGTGACGCCTGCCAGTTTCATTCGGGCATATACGCGGCCCACGATCGGCCTGCGTGCCCCGGTCAAGACATGTTCCCAGTGGTTGTCGATCAACCACTGGATTTGTTTCGACGGGATCTGGTAGCCGGTGATGGTGGCCAGCTCTTCGTCAGCCAGGGTTTCGCTTTGGAATTCCATCATGCTGCCTCCCGCTGTTGCAGGGTGATTTGCCATGGGTCATTTGCACGGGCCAGTGCTGCCATCGGCGGCGGGCTGACGCTGTTGCCGCACATGTGCACCTGCTGAGTCTTGGTGAATGGCTTGCCGTCGGCGCCGTGGCTGATGATGTAGTCGGCCGGGAAGCCCTGTGCCTTGTACAGCTCGGCCGGTTTCAGCATCCGCAGGCAGATGTCGACGATCACATAGGGCGTGCCCTTCACCATCACGGTGACCATGGCCAGGCGGTCCTTGGTGGTGATTGTCGGCGCGGGCGCGTCGCAAACGCTGATGTTCTCGGTACCGTAGTAGCTGATCAGGAACGCAGCGACCCGCAGGGCACCGGCTTCATGCTCTGGCGAGAGGGTGAGCGACACCAGCGAGCTCTTGCCCCCGCCACCGGCGGTGATGGTCGGTGCCGGATCGTCAAGGCCCTGGCCAACACTGCCGCCGAAAGCCCGCTCCATGAATGCGCTGACCAACCCGTGGTGCTGGCCGCCGGCGCTGACGGTGTGCAGCGGGTCATTGACGTCCCGTGCATCACAGTTGCCCCGCAGATGAACCAGGTTCGCCACGGCCAACTGCTGCTGGCTGCCGGTGTTGGTCACCGTCGTCATGGGTTCGTGCATGCCCTTGGCGTGCGTGGTGTTGAATCCGCCGTTCGCCTGGATCATCACCGCGGCGCTTACGGACTGTCCGCCGCCGCTGGCAGTGACGGTGCCCACCGGGCCGCAGATGTCATTCACCCCGTGGGAGCGGCGCTTGTTCACGCCGGAACCTTCGCCGTGGCCGGCCTGGACGATGCAGGCGGAAGCCAGCGCCCGGTGGTTCTGCGTCATCAGCGTGCCCACCGGCTGGTCCATGCCCACCGGCTTTCCTGAGTACTCCGGGCCACCGGCCCCAACCATCAACGGGCTGATCAGCGTAAGCTCGCCTCGATTCGCGCAGGTCACCGTCGGTAGCGGGTCGAGCGGGTCATTGATTCGGTCGCTGCCCTGGTGCGTTGCCGGTGCGATGATCGGGCTGACCACGCTGAAGGCGCCGCCCTTAGGATAGGAGGTTACGGTGCGCAGCGGCTCGTCGGCAGACTGCACCGTTTCTCCTGACCAGTTGGCTATCGGCACAATGAACGGCGCCGCGCTATCGATGACGAACTTCTTCATGCCCTTGGCTACGCGGCGCAGAGTGGCGGGGGCCAGTTCCTTCTTGCGACCGAAGATGCTTTTGCCCAGGTCGGTGAAGTCGATACAGTCAGCGGCTGTTTTCCACTTCTGCTGGCCTTTGGCGGGGTTCTTGGCGTGGGTCGGCTCCGGCCACACGATTGGCTGTCCGTCGCACCGGGCGATCATGAACAGCCGTTCCCGGCTGGTCGGTGCGCCGAAGTCGCAGGCCCGGATCACCTTCCACTCAACAACGTAGCCCATGCCTTCCAGCAGGGCCACGAAGCGGCGCCAGGTCCGGCCGCGCTGCTTCGGATCGGGAATCAGGAACTGCCGGCCCACCGGCACAACCTCACCAGGTGCAGCAACGTCTCCGCCGAGTTTCACCACGCGGCCGGTGGCCTTGTCGCGCTTGGCGATCAGTCGGCCCCACTGCAGGATCTGTTTCACGTTCTCCAGGCTGATCACCCGGGGCCGCTTCTTGCCTGCCCACTTGAGACCGATCCACGATAGGTTGCGGATCTCGCGCTTGCGCGGCTGGCCGCCGGCCGCCTGGCTGTGGTGGGTGCAGTCCGGCGACATGTGGAACCAGCCCACGGCCTTGCCGCCGCACTCGGTGTCGGGGTCGCCTTCAAACACATCGGTCGTGTAGTGCGCGGCGCCTGGGTGGTTGACGGTGTGCATGCTAATAGCGTTCGGGTTGTGGTTCTTCGCGACGTTGACAGGGCGGCCCAGGCCCATCTCCAGACCGGTACCGGCACCGCCACCGCCACAGAAGAAGTCCACGACGATTTCATCGTCTTGGGCGTTGAAGCCCAGGCCGTATTGGGTCTTGAAGTCGAACGGTTGTTTCTTGAGTGAGGTCATTCCGATAACCTCCCGCGGTGAGAGCTCTGCATCAGCGCCATCAATTGCGAGAAGAACATCATTGATGCGGATTCGGCTGAAAATGGGATGATGATCTCCTTCATCGGCTGCACGCCGCGCAAGCAATCCCACTCGCCGGGGTGCTCTGGCATCAGGTCGCGCCGCTCGGTGGCCAGGGCCACCATGTCGGCTTCTTTAACGCAGGCAGGCAGGTCGATCTGAATGTCGAAGCGCTCGCATACTGCGAGCCAGATCTGATGTTCCACGTACTGGTATTCAGGCATCACAGCTTTGAGCGGGCGCGTCATGTCGCCGATGTAGGCTTCGGTCGCGTCGTGCAGCAGCGCCACCAGCTGGTGCTCGACGGGTACCAGACTGGCAACGATCAGGCTGTGTTGCGCCACGCTATAGTGAGCGCGGGTGTGCCCGTTGAATCGGCACAAGCGCGACAGGGCGTGAGCGATATCCACCGGCTTGATCATGGATGCGGTAGGGCGCAGCAGGTCGAACTGCTGGCCGCTTTGGGTGAGGATCCACGTCATGCTGCACCTCCAGTGGCGGTCGCGCCGGCGAGTTCATGGTCAAACGAAACGCGAAAACCTGCGGCATTGCGGTGGCCACCGCCGCCGTATTGGCTGGCAACCTCCGATACGTCCATACCGTCATCCGTGCTGCGAAGGCTGAATACGCGGCCTGTCGGTGTATCCCAGTAGCAGGCGGCGAAAGGCTCGCCCTGGGCCATCAGATGGCCCGCGTCACTTGTGAGCGTGTATGGCAGGCTCGCGGCCGGGACATCGTGTCCACCGATCAGTAGGCGGCGTTTGGTCACGGCCACCAGCTCGGCCACGTCTTTATGATGTTTGCGCTCGATCGCTGCACCGTCTGAGCGAAGCGTCTGGACATCGGCAGCCATGAGCTGATCCCAGACTTCGAAGTCGTACGGGTAGCTAAAGAGGTTGGCTTGAATCTCGCGGGTGCCATCCAACTTGAATAGCCACAGGTCTCGATCTTCGATGTGGCGCAGCAGTTGCGGCGGCTCTTGGTCGGGGAAGTAGTGGTCCCAAGCGAGCATTGCGCCGCTGCGGTTCATGTCAAAGCAGCAGGCAATTGCTGGGCAGTTTTTCTTGCGCGCAAATCTGAGTGCGGTTTTCCAGCCGAGCAATTGAGGGCCGGCGTCCCGGTAAGCGTCTTCTTCAACGCCCGCGTGGAATTGTTCAAAGCGCACCAGGTCATCTGCAGCACTTTTGTGGTGGTCAAGCACGATGATGCTGTTTGCCGAGGCGGCGAGTGCCCGAAGCACGTCGTACTTGTAACTGAAATCTACGATGACAACGTCTTTCCCAGTCACGTCTGGCGGCTCTTGACCGTAAACGCCTGGTACGAGCTCGACATCGTTACCAAGCGCTTTGCGAACAACCCATGCGGCACCGAATCCGTCTGCGCAGTTGCCGTGGTAGATGCACATTGTTTTCATGCTGCATCCTCCGCGTCAGTTTGTTCGGGATAGGCAGACACCCACATTTTTGCAGCGAAAGCGATGAGCTCTCTCTGCTGGTGCCTGACTTTGGTGGCCATGGTTTCGGTGCCGGGGAATGCCTGCCATGTTTCTAGGGCGAGACGCAGCGTCGTGCCGACGTTGGTCAGCAGTTGATGATCTGCAAGCGTGCATGCGGGCTGGAGGCGAGCACGCTCGTTTTTTCGAAGCGAGATCTGGTGGAGCAGGTCCTGCCTCAGGCCTTCTACTTCTTGAGCATGCAGTTCATTCAGGCCGTTGAGGCCTTTTGAAAGACCGCGGGCGTAAGCGTTCTGGCTGGCCTTGATCAAGTAGAACGCAGTTGCGATCCAGCCGATTAACAAGCCAATGACGATGATGGTAGTTTCGGTTTGCATGTGCTGTATGCCTCGTTAGAACCCGCCGCCGGACAGTTTTGGTGAGAGGACGGCGACGGGGTGTTGCAGGGAGTTAGTTAGATCGTGGCTTCATACAGCGGCACGTCGTTGATGGCGCCTTCGATCTTGGCGCGCACTGCGTTGTAGGCTTCCTCGAGCACCTTGTCGGCGCGCACCAGTTCGTACCACATGACCAGGCGGCCTTCCTGAATGCGGTAGCGGAATCGGGCTGGCACGCAGAAGGCGTCGCCACCGAGGAACGGCTTGAGCGCAATGAAGAACTCTTCGGGGATACGCAACTGGCCAGCTTCGCCCGCGCGCCCGTCGATCTCTTCGTTGTAGGTCAGTTGCACCTGGCCGTTGTCGAGGCGAGTGCCTTGGCGGAACGTAATGTTCTTCTTGGCTTCCAGGGTGCGGCTGATTTCGAGCATGTCGGCAGCGCTTGGAGTGTTCTCGTGCTCGGGGTGGTGGGTGATGTCCTTCACGTTGTCTTCGATGAATTCGGCGAAGGCGGCCTGGTCCATGCGCTTGCGGTCCTTTTCCTTCCAGTTGCCCCATTCAACGGTGGTCGGGCAGCGGTACGTCGCGACATGATCGCGCCAGGCGGGTGTGGCCGGATCGTGGTAGTCGATGACTGCCGTGAAAGTCCGGCCTTCAGGACCGTTGCAGAACACTGCCGTGGCCTGGGTGGAAAAGCGATTCACGTAGCTGATGAACGACTCGGCGTCGAGCACGGTGAGCTTCTGCTTGATGCGCGAAGGCGCGGGCAGCAGGTGCTCCAGGCTTTCGATGCTGACCCCGTTTGGTACGAGTGCCAGCGGCGCAGGGATGCCTGGCACTTCGATTGGCTTGCCGAGGGATTGGGCCAGGGTGACCAGGTGCTGTAGGGCTTGTTGCATTGGATGTGCTCCAGTGGGTGACGATTTGGTGAGAGGTTGGTGGGGCGGGTGTTACTGACTGACCTGGCGCAAAGCTCCAGGCCCGGGTTCATCCTCGACACTGCGCAGCGGGATTTCCTGCTGGCGTGGGTCGCGGCGGGTGATGTTGCCTTCGGGCGTGAGGAAGAACAGCGACGTTCCGCGCGCCAGTACGGGCTCTTTGGTCTTTACGTCGGCCTTCACGGTCATCTGTCCGCCGCCATCAGGCTTGTAGGTGAGCTTGATGGTCAGGTCTCCGCCTTTGCCCGTCATGCGGATGGCGTCGATCAGGCTGTGCTGGGCCTCGGTGAGTTCGTCCAGCAGGCCACCGGCCTCGATGTCGCGCAGGGTGTCCATAAAGGGACGTGCTTTGGTGTTCATGTGCTGTGCCTCATTGGCTGTGTCGCCCCTGGTCGGCAGGGGCTACCGTTTGAATCAGGCCGCTTGCTTTGTCGCTTGGGCGTCGAGGTAGTCGGCCAGGTCGTGGAGGTAAACGACGGGCTTGGCACGGGCCGAGCAGTGCAGCCGCTTGACCACCAGCGCGATACGACCTGCCTTGATTTCGCTCAGCAGGTAGCGGTCGGTGCGTATGTGCGTGAAGTACTGTTCACGCACTGCGGTCAAGGTCGGACACGGTGTGGCGAACTGGCGCCGGAGTTGTTCCAGGGTGGTGGTCACGCGGATTCCTCCCCATACCCCTCCTTTCGGGGCACCAGCTTGAGGCGGATCAATTCGGCGAGGCCTTCTTTGCTCTTGCCCTTGGCCGCTGCCAGGATGTTGCCCTCGGCGTCTGCGATGACGGCGCCGTATGGGTATTCCGGGCACTTGACCGGCGTCACGTAGGCGATCTGACCTTCTGCGATCACTGCGTCAACGCAGCGGAACACTTCGGCCAGCTCGACCGACACGCAGGGCAATGACTCCAGCAGCGCGACAGCTTCGGCGGAGGCGCCAATAAGCGTGGCGCGGCTGATCACCGTCGGATGGTTGAGGTACATCGGCACCAGTTTCAGGGCGCCTACAGCGGAGTTGATGGCGTTCGGCGTCTTCATGCTGCTGCGTCCTTCTTGGTGATGGTGATGTCCAGCTTCTTAGCGATCCACTCAACGCCCGCTTCCTTAACCATCACGACGGCGTAGTGCACTGGCTTGCCGATCGTTGGGTTCCAGCGCACGCGGGCGTCCGAAAACAGGTAGCCGCGTTCGCGGTGGGCGCTGGCCAGGTCGCCTGATGAGTTGATCACGCCAAGTTTCCGCAACCTGGTGCGGAAGGCGCGGGGCTTGAGCCCGAGCAAAGCAGCTGTTTGATCCAGGGTGCGGTTCATGGTGCTTTCCTCAGGCTGAGAGCTGTTCGGCGCGCTGGCGGCGCTCACGAATCATGAGGAATGCCACGTCCAGCAAGCGCAGGAACTCATCAACTGTGCCGTTGTTGCGCACGATCAGATCGTCCTGGTTAACGGCTATACCTGCCTCGCTGATGTGTGGGTTCACGGCTTGTGCGTCGGTCCGAGATATATGGATGACCGTGCCGCCTCGCCGGCGAATCAGCTCTGCTTCGTTTTCGAAGCGCACGTCGCTGATGACGAATCCCAGCACTGCGCCCAATGCCTTACTCATGTAGTCGAGGTTTTGTTCGCCGAGCTTCACCCAGACGTCTGGGTGCACGGTGTTGCGTGCCCACTCAGTGCCCATCGACTGCATCAGTTGACGCGGAGAACGGTCCAGCCAAGCCAGTGGTTGCTCCTTGCGATCGCCTTCGAAGTCGGTTGGGTCGAGGTTGAAGATCGCCATCAAGCCATCGCGGAGCGGATCAGCGAACGCGTAGTGCTCCAGCAGGTAGGTGCCAACCAGGTGCTCGGCGGCAGTAGACTTGCCGGAGCGGGCGCGGCCAGTGAGGCCAATCAGAAGAGGCTTCATGCTGCGTCGCCTCCCCATGGGCCCTGGTCATCGCTGGCAACCACTGCAGGGGCGCGTGCAATAGTGGCGCGACCCAGATTGACGATGACCAGAAGGCCAGTGCTGCGCTGGATGCGTTCTACGGCGGCGGGGCTGGTTGCCGCCGCCGGGTGAAGGTAGACCGGGCAGCGGGTGTTGCTGTGCTGTGTTGTTTGCATGGTTCGTACTCTTTGGTGAGAGGTAACGATGCAAACGATACAAATACGTATTGATTGAGTCAATGCGTTTTTGAATTGATTTTGTGTGCGTGCAAAAAAAGACCCGCTTATTGCGGGTCCATGTGCTTCGGAGTTGCTTAGAATATTTCGAGTTTGGAGAACACGACGCCGCAAATGGTGGCGTCAGGACCTAGCTCAATGATCGGCTCCGGCCATGCAGGATTTAATGGTTTAAGAAAGCGGCGGCTGCCCTCCATAACTAATTGTTTGAAGGTTGCTTCCTGGCTATCTACCAGCTTTGCGATAACCAAAGAACCGTTTTCAGCATCCTTGGATGGATCTACAAATATGATGTCGCCGTCACGGAAAGAGCGGCGTTCATGCTGGTTAAACATTGAGAGTCCCCTCACTCGCAAAGCGTAACTTTGACTGCTATGCGAGGCTGCGCAGGGCAACCAAATCTCGGCATCGTCCAGTGTTTTGGCGTCTTCAACCTCACACCATGCTCCAGCCTGAACCCAAGAGATCAGTGGTACATAACCCTTAACTGCTGGTCCAGGCTCAACATTGAAGTCAGTGGCAGCGACGGATTTAAATTGCTCAGGCTCAGGCTCCCGTGAGCCTTCCCCTTTCCAGAGCCAATTACTGGTGACCTTCAACGCTTTTGCTATTTTCTCGACATTTTGATGGCGGGGGCTCGCAACGGCATTCGTCACGATCCTGTGTATCGTAGGTTGAGGCACCCCTGAGCGTCGGCCGAGCTCGCCCTCTGACAGGTTCATCTCTTGCATGCGTTGCGCAATGCGATCGCCAATCACTTTTTTCTGCCTTGATTCATAAACGTATCGCTGATTGTATTGAATCGATCAATACGTTTGTGTATTGTGACGTTCAATGCGAAAGCGCATCGGTGAATCATATGACTATTCAACAAATGCTCGCGGAATTACTGAGCACTGGGCTGTCCCAGCGTGTCATCGCTGAGCGAGTGGGCACGACACAGCCAACTATCAATCGAGCAGCCAAAGGTGCGGATGTTCGGTATGTAACTGGGAAGGCTATTGAGTGCCTTTACTCCCAGGAAAAAGAAGCTGCTGGCCTTAAATCGGCAGCTTGAATGGGTGCCGGAGCTGGGGCCTCTCACCAAAGATCCCCCAGCCCGGCTACGACGATACACAGCACATGCACATCGGTCGTGGTCGTAGGATAGGGCGTGCCCCTTTCTATGGCTAGACCGTAAAAGGGGTATTTACGGTTATGAGTCGAACAGATCAATCACCGGCCGCTGGGCCGGTTCTTTCTCTGCGCAAAGCGATCTACCGCGCGGCCCATGATTATCGGGGCGGCGTGACCGCTTTGGCGCTCGACATGGTGCTCGATTACGACAGCTTGCAGAAGAAGGTCAAGCACGACGAAGAGCGGCGCTGGCTGGATCCTGACGAAATGGAAGAGGTGATCAGGCTGACCGCCGATCCGTGCCTGTTGGATGCGCTGGTCAGGCCGGCGGGTGCTGTTTGGTACAAACCAATTCCGGTACCGGCAACTGCTGATGCGTTGAAGGCCGTCGGCAAGATGCTCGAGGAGTCGGGTCAGTTCGTGGCCTGCATGCACGATGGCGCCGCCGACAACATCTGGGAGCCCCACGAAGTCCTCCTGCTGGAGCAGCGCGGAATGGATGTTATCCGTGAGGTGCTGGGCATCATGGCTGGTGCGCGCAAGGCAATGGAGGGCGCTGACAATGTCTGATGATATTGATATGGCCAATGAAGCCGCTGAACGCTTCCGCTTGCACGCACTGGCGTGCCGTCCCCGCCCGACATGCTCTATTAGCGCGCAATTCTGTGAGGACTGCGACGAGCCTATCCCGTTACTTCGTCAGCAGACGATCCAGGGTTGTGCTACCTGCGTCAGTTGTCAGGGGTTGCGGGAGCGGCGGCGATGAGTGAGCAATCCACCAGCACAGCGATATCGTCCTGGGCTCGCCGCTACATCGAAACCTTTAACCTAGCCTTGGTCCCGATCGACCCGGGCGAAAAGGCGCCGAAGGGTATGGGGTGGAACAAGCCAGGCGGTTACATCACCGACCCGGTTGCCGCCGAAGCATTCTGGCAGCGCAATCCAAATCACAACCTGGGCGTAGTGCTCGGGCCCAGCCGTGTCTGCTCGTTGGACGTCGACGATGTGCAGTGGACGCGGTTTGTATTGTTCGACCAGATGGGCCTAGATCTGGATGCCATGGCGGTGGTCTATCCGACCATTGTGGGTAATCCGTTGCGGTTCCGTGTGCTGTTCAAAATGCCGGACGATATCGAGCTGACGCGCCATTCGCTTTCCTGGCCCAACGAGAAAGACCCTGACGGGTCGATTCACAAAGGGTTGATGGCGCGGGCGAAGGCCGCGAAAGAGCAGGGCGATTCTGCCGGTGAGGAAGCAGCCAAGGCCGAGGCCGACGAATACAAGCGCTTCACGGTGTTTGAACTTCGTGCGGGCCTGGTGCAGGACGTATTCCCGCCATCGATCCATCCGGGTACTGGCAAGCCGTACACCTGGCGCACCCCGCCGAATGCTGCTGATGGTCTGCCGGTGCTTACCACTGAGCTGCTGAATATTTGGCAGAATTGGGATGTGTTCAAGCGCAACGCCGAGGCCGCGTGCCCTTGGGCGCCGAAACCTAAGAAGCCCGCCGCGAAACCCATCAAGCGTGCTCCAGCTGCTGACGGCAAGCCCTCGGTGATTGACGAATTCAACCGGTGCCATGATGTTGAAGAACTGTTGCGCGCCCACGATTACATCAAACGCGGTAACAAGTGGCTGTATCCACACAGCAGCACCGGGCTCCCAGGTGTGACGGTCACCGACCGCAAGGTCTATTCGCACCATGGCGCGGATCCGTTGGCCAACGGTCACCAGAATGATGCGTTTGAGGTGTTTTGCCTGTTGGACCACGACGGCGACCAGTCGAAGGCGGTGAAGGATGCCGCCCGGATGTTGGGAATGCAGCATGCCTCGCGCCCAGCCCCACAGGATCTTCCCCCGGCCCCATCATCGGATACCGTCGAGCAGGACTCCCGCGCGGCGCCAAGTGAGGCCGCTCCTGCTGCTGACGGGGGAGCGGGGGAGGTGCTGACCTATGAACAGGTGCTGCGCCGTTACGTGCTGGTCGAAGGCACCACCCAAGTGTGGGATCTCGACAAGGCGCGGGTGATGAAGAAAACCGCGTTTGAGGCTCGCGTCGGCAAGCCATTAGCAAAACAGTGGGTCGACGACACCAGCAAAAAGCTGATCTCCGATGATAAGGTCAAAGAGATCGAGCAAGCCCGCAAGATGGCTGGCAAGAAGGGTGGTGCTCTGAACCTTGAGCCAATTGAGCGGTACGTGTACATCGACGGTACCAAGGACGTCTGGGACCGGGAAAAGAAGCGGCGGGTTGCCGAAGGCGCGGTCAAGATGGCCCTCGGTGATATGTACGGCATGTGGTTGAACAGCCCGGAGCGGCGTGTGGTCGACGTGGAGAACATCGTGTTCGACCCGACGATGACCAAGGACCCGAACATTTACATCAACACGTTCGACGGGCTGCCCATGGAGCCGGCGCGCGATGATGCCGGGTGCGAGAATCTGCGGTGGTTGATTTCATTCCTGTGCAACCACGACCAGTCGTCACGCGATTGGCTGGTGAAGTGGTTGGCGTACCCGTTGCAGCACCTGGGCGCGAAGATGGATACGGCGGTGCTGGCTCACTCGACCATGGAGGGCTCGGGCAAAAGCCTGTTGTTCGCAGATGCGTTCGGTTTGCTCTATGGGCAGTACGCGGCCACGGTCGGGCAGACTCAGCTCGAAAGTAACTTCAACGCCTGGCAAAGCCGCAAGTTGTGGGCGGTGTTTGAAGAGGTCGTGAGCCGTGATCAGCGTTACAACCAAGTGGGCAAGATCAAACACCTAGTGACCGGCAAGACGGTGCGCATGGAATCGAAGTTCATCAACGGTTGGGAGGAAGCCAACCACATGAACGCCGCGTTCCTTAGCAACGAGATTATGCCCTGGCCGATCGCGCCCAGTGACCGGCGAATGTTGGTGCTGTGGCCGATGGAGACACTTCCGGTCGAGCGCCAGAAGGCAGTGGGGCGAGAGCTGGAGAATGGAGGCGTCGCGGCGTTGTACGCGTGGTTGTTGTCCGTTGACCTGGGCGACTTCGACCAGCGCACCAGGCCGCCCAGCACCGATGCGCGTGAGCGTTTGGTGGCACTGAGTCGGGCCAGCTGGCAGACTTTCCTGTTCCTCTGGCAATACGGCGAGCTTGGGCGTGATATGTGGGGCGCCTGTTTGTCCACCGACCTCTATGCGATGTTCCTGGAGTGGTGCCACCGCAACAAAGAGCACGTGATGAGCCAGACGAAGTTCTCGTTGTTCATCAGCTCGGAGGTGGACAAGACCCGCGCCATCCCCTGGACCGACGGCAGCAACCGCAAGTTTGGGGCGTTCTTCTTTCCACGCGATGAGCAGGCTTCCCAGCCCCCATCACTCAGGTCAGCCGATCTAGGCAAGGCGGTAGTTGCTTGGCGGGCTGCGGCGCGCTTGGCGGGCTGGAACGTCGACAACTGGGACCACATCAGGGCGGCTGCAGCATGAATCCGACTAAAAGCGTGTTGGGTGTGTTGGGTGTGTGTTGGGTTGGTTTTCGATACCCCACACAATTTAAAGCCTTCTATTTCGCGGCTTTCCGCCTTGTGTGTTGGGTGTGTTGGGTTTGGCGTCGCGCACGCGCATGGGCGTTGTTATTTGAATCCATGGCAGCAAGATTTTTTTCTTATGCGAGAACCGTTAAACCCAACACACCCAACACACCCAACACATTTGAATTAAAGCTATTGAATTTAAAGGGTTTTAGGTGTGTTGGGTTTGTGTTGGGTATGGCGTTTTTTGTGTCGGGTTGGGTTTTGAGCGTGGGAGCGGGGCGATGATCGAAGAAATCGAAGAACTGATGCAGCATTGGGGTAACCAGTTCAACCAGGTCGGTGACGGCGGCGGTCTTGGTAGCCCGATGGCGACAATTATGGAATGGGGCGGCTCTGCCCCTCGCGGCACTCCGGGATCTCGCGACTTGATGATGGCAACAGGTGGTGGGATGGATCACGCTGCATCGGAGGTCGCTGCGGCACTCGCGCAACTGGAGCGCCAGTCGGAGAAAGGGGCGGTTCTCGCGAAGTTGGCGCGTAATCGTTATCTGCCTCGGCCTGCGTGGTCTGTGCGCTCTCAGTTGCCCTTGCTGGGCCTGAGTGAAGATGCGGATCGGACGTATAGAAACTGGGTCCATGCATTGCACCAGCAGGTGCAGTTGATCTTGACCGTGCGTAGTGCGCCGGGTCGTGTGCGGAATAAGCGGGTAAAGTCGCCGGCCACCGATCTGATGCGAGCGTCGACGGTGTCCCGTGTCAGGTTGTGCTGACTGCCGCTCGTCTGGAGTGATTACCTCAAAGTTGCGTCAAAGTGCGTCAAAGCTGCGTCGAGCGGATCAACCGAAAAACACTCCTTTCCGGTTTTTCCGGAGAGGGGTAAAAAGTCCCCACGATATGGAATTTGCGCCTTGGCGCTGACCTCGCACGTGCTGTGCAGCTTTACCCGGTTTCCCTAAACCGGTCACTTAACCCCGCTTCGGCGGGGTTTTCTTTTTCTGCCCGATGGGTGTCTGCAATGGAGTTATCAGCATGGGCGAGCCAGCGAGCACGGCTGCAACTGTTGTCGTGGCCGGCGGTGCCGGTGCTGCTGTAACTGGGTTGCTGACCGGTATTGATGGGCTCGCCGTGATCGGTGCTCTCGCTGGTGCCCTGGTGTTCTTCACCACCACCGAGGAGTTGCCGGTGTGGAAGCGGGTTGTCTTCCTGCTGGTCTCGTTCGTGATGGGCTATCTGTTTGCCCCGGGCATGGCTGAGCTGGAACTGTGGGGCACTCGGCCTTTCAAGTACTCCGGCCCGGCGGCGTTCGGTGCTTCGGTGCTGGTGGTGACCGTTGCGCTCGCCATTATCAAACGTCGTGGTCTCGATGCTGAACAGCAGGGGAGGCAGGATGGATAGTCACCTGATGCAGGCGGTTCTAACCCAGGCCACGTTCTGGTTGTGCGTGGCGTTGTTTGTGCGCTTGTTCACCTTCCGGCGCCGTGGCGCACGCTTCCGCCGTGACATGAGCTGCCTTGCCTGGCTGGTGATGGTCGCGTCCGGCGCGGTGATCGTTTACATCGGTAAGGGCCAACTGATCATGCCGCGTAATTCGTGGCCGTTGGTGGTTCTGTTGGCGGTGTTCGTTGGGTCGGTATGTCAGAGTTCGGGCAACCTGGCTCGGGTGTGGAGAGTGGGCTGATGGCAACTGAGCCAAGGGTCTACGACAGTCGCTGGGACAAAGCACGAAGCACCTACTTGCTGAGCCATCCGCTGTGCGTGATGTGTGAGCAGCAGGGGTTGGTCGAGGCGTCCCGTGTCGTCGACCACAAGATCAAGCACGGGCTCAAAGCCGCGATCCTGTCTGGTAACAAGGCAGCGATAGCGAAGGCGCAACGGTTGTTCTGGGATCAGGGCAACTGGCAAGCACTGTGTAAGGTGCATCACGACTCGACCAAGCAGCGCGCCGAGAAGCGCGGGCACGAGATCGGCTGCAGCGAGCACGGCCTGCCGCTGGACCCGCGTCACCACTGGGCTCAGGGCTGACGCCTGATGCGGCACGTCAACTCCCCACGGAAATGCACCGAATAGGTGCGGCACGTCAGTGCCCCGGCGGGGGTGGGGTGAAAAGTCTGCACCTTTTACCTTCCTGACCCCTCGCCCTGGTTTTTGTGCAAAAGCGGGAAAAATGGGGGGGTACCCCTTCGGTATGTTTGGTGCGTGTGCGTGAAATCTGAGGTTTGAAATGGCCGGAAACGAGAACTCCGGGCGACCCGGGAAGCCGGCCGTCGTCCACTTAATCAATGGCAACCCCAGCAAGAAAAACCGCGCAGACCTGCTGCGCGAGCAAGCCCAGCCGGTGATGCCGGTAGAGGCTCCGCCGATGCCCGATTGGCTCGACGATGACGCTCGGCGGGAGTGGGAGAGGGTGGTGCCAGACCTGGTTACCCTCGGGCTGATCTCCAAGATGGACATGCAGGTCATGGCCCAGTATTGCGAGGCAGTGTCCGACTACCGACGCTGGACGTTGAAGATCCAGGAACTGAACGATAGCCTTTCCGCATCAACGCGCGGCGATGTCCAGACCTACCGCACCGGTGCCCAGGACCTTTCGATCTGGCGCAAACTGCGCAACGACGCCGAACGCCGGGCCAACGATGCCGGCGGTAAGTTTGGGTTCTCACCAATGGCGCGCCGATCGCTGAAGCCTGCGGCGCCTCAGGGAGACCTGTTCCCCAATGAACACAGACGTATCGCCGACACCTATTTCTGATCGCGCCACCTGGTTTGCCCAGGAAGTCATCGCGCGCCGGATCATCGCCGGACCAGACGTGCGCAACGGGTGCCAGCGGCATCTCAACGACCTGAAGCTCGGCCCAGCACGTGGCTTGCGCTGGGACTTGGCGGCAGCGCAACGCGCCATCGGCTATTACGAGGACGTGCTGTGCCTCAACGGCGGCGAGTATGAGGGCCAGCCCTTCATCCTCAATCCCTGGCAGGCCTTCGTTATTGGCTCATTGTTCGGGTGGAAAGCCGCCGACGGCTACCGTCGTTTCCGTACCGCCTATGTCGAAACCGGCAAGGGGTCAGGCAAATCGCCGCTGGCTGCTGGTATCGGCCTGCTGGGCATGACGTCCGACGGCGAGGCGCGTGCCGAGGTGTACGCGGCAGCGACCAAGAAAGACCAGGCAATGATCCTGTTCCGTGATGCAGTGGCGATGGTCGATCAGTCGGAACTACTGGCAGAACGTATAGAGCAGTCAGGCCGTGGCGAAAAGGTGTGGAACCTTGCGCACGCGGCCTCTGGCAGCTTCTTCCGCCCGATCAGTGCTGACGACGGCCAGTCCGGCCCGCGCCCACACATCGCGTTGCTGGACGAGATCCACGAACACAAAACACGGATGGTCGTGGACATGATGCGGGCGGGCACCAAGAGCCGCCGGCAAGCGCTGATCGTGATGATCACCAACAGCGGGCACGACCGTACCACCATCTGTTACGACTACCACGAGTACGGAATTGCGCTGTGCAAGGGCGACAAGCAGGACGACAGTTTCTTCGCGTTCGTCTGCTCGATCGATCCTGGTGACGATCCGATCAAGGATGAGGGGTGCTGGTACAAGTCCAACCCCAGCCTGGCGTTCGGTCGGCCAGGCGATGCTAACGGCGGGGTGCCTGGGCTCAAGTACTTGCGCGAGCAGGTTACCGAAGCGCGGGGCATGCCCTCCAAAGAATCTAGCGTGCGGCGCCTGAACTTCTGTGAGTGGGTGGACGCTGCGAACCCTTGGCTGGCCGCCAATATCTGGATGGCCTGTGAGGATGACTTTGACGTCGACGAGATACCGGAGGGCGAGCCGTGCTACGGCGGGCTCGACCTTTCTGGTACCCGTGACCTTACCGCGTTGGTGCTGTACTTCCCGCGGCTGAAAAAGGCGCTGTCTTTTTTCTGGACGCCCAAGGACAGCCTGCTTGACCGGGCGCGGGTCGACCGGGTGCCTTATGACGCTTGGGTGCGCGGTGGCTTCCTTAACGCACCACCTGGTATGGCAGTGGACTACGCGGCGGTCGCCACGCTGGTCGGCGAACTCGTTGTTCGGTTCAGCATTCAAGGCATCGCGTTTGACCCATATCGCATCAAGTACTTCACGCCCGAGCTGGAAGCCCAGGGCATCGAAGTACCGTTGTTGCCACATGGCCAGGGCTACACGGTTTCAAAAGAAACCGGTCTGTGGATGCCGCGCTCAATCGAGCTGACAGAAACACTGCTCACCGAGCAGGGCATCACGATAAAAACCAACCCTGTGTTGCGGTGGAACGCAGCCAGTGCGGTGCTGGATGCGGACCAAAAAGACAATCGAATATTTGCCAAGCGTAGGAGCACCGGGCGAATCGACGGCGTAGTTGCGCTGGCGATGGCCATTGGTGCGGCAGATCTGCAGCCTGTCTTTGCTGGTGACCGCGACGGCTTCTTCGATAATCCGATCATGGTGGGACTTTAATGGCACGCGAGAAAAAGACCGGGCGAGTTCGTGCCGCCCTCCAGCAATGGCTGGGCGTGCCGATCGGGTTGAATAACACCGCCTTCTGGCAGGAATGGTTCGGCACCTCAAGCAGTGGCAAGTCGGTGACAGTAGACAGTTCGTTGCGTTTATCCACGGTTTGGGCCTGCGTGCGGTTGCTCTCTGAATCGGTCTCGACATTGCCCCTCAAGCTGTACAAGCGGATGCCCGATGGTTCCAGGCAGCCGGCCACAGATCACCCGCTGTATCGGGTGCTGTGTAGGTCCCCGAATATCGAGATGACGCCTCAACGCTTCATGCTGATGGTTGTGGCCAGCATCTGCCTACGCGGGAATGCGTTCATCGAAAAAAAGATGATCGGCAACCGCATCACGGCGTTGGTCCCGCTGCTGCCCCAGTTCATGAAGGTGGAGCGGGCCAGTAACGGACGTCTGGAGTACACCTACACGGAGAATGGTGTGCGGCGTGATGTCCCGGAAAAGGCACTGGTGCATATCCGTGGCTTCGGGCTCGATGGCGTTTGCGGGATGCTACCCATAACGACCGGCCGCGACATCATCGGCGCCGCGATGTCAGCCGAGGAGGCCGCTGCCAAGGTTTTTGCCAATGGCTTGCAGGCCTCGGGCTTCCTGACCGTAGATGGCGGCGGCGCACAAGGTGCTGGCACCCTCACCGACAAGCAGCGTGAATTGCTGCGAGCCAGCTTGGCCGCGTTCAGCAGCTCCACGAACGCCGGAAAAACGATGGTGCTGGAGGCGGGCTTGAAGTATCAGGGGATCACCATGAACCCCGAAGCCGCGCAGATGCTCGAAACGCGCTCTTTCAACGTTGAGGAAATTTGCCGTTGGTTTCAGGTGCCACCATTCATGGTGGGTCACATGGATAAACAGAGCAGTTGGGCGGCGAGCACAGAGGTTCAGAACCTGCACTTCCTCACCAACTGCCTGCGGCCCCTGCTGGTCAACATCGAGCAAGAGATCTCTCGGTGCCTGATCGGCGACCTGGACTCAGAAGAATTCTTCGTGGAATTCTCGGTTGAAGGGCTGTTGCGAGCAGACAGCGCGGGCCGATCGGCCTACTACAACAGCGCTTTGGATCATGGGTGGATGAACCGCAACGAGGTCCGGCGCAAAGAGAACATGCCGCCGATTCCTGGTGGTGAGGTCTACACAGTGCAGGGCGCGATGGTTTCGCTGGAGTGGTTGGGTCAGAACGGTGGGCTTTCCGCGAAGGCGGCTAAGTTCATGCAGGACCTGATTGCTGCCAACGATACCGGTGACCAAGCAACGATCCGCCTGGCCTACGCCGAGGCAGCGAAGGCGCTGCAAGCGGGTGACCCGGACGGCACCGTAATGGCCCATGCGTTGATCTCTCTCGACCGGCTGAATAAGGCCGCCTGACACCTTCGGAGTATCCATGACTATTAAATCGCTTCCGGCAGCGCCGGCGGCTCGGCCGCGCTCGGACGTTTCCTGCGATATGTCGCCGCTGGCGCTGGATCGCTGGAATCCCGAAATACGGGCGGCAGCCGATGAAGACAACACTATCTCGATCTACGACCCCATCGGCTACGACTACTGGACGGGGGAGGGGGTGACGGCCAAGCGCATCAGCGCTGCGTTGAGGTCCATGAACGGATCTGACGTCATCGTCAACATCAACTCCCCGGGCGGCGACGTGTTTGAAGGGCTGGCGATCTACAACCTGCTCCGTGAGCATAAGGGCAAGGTTACGGTCCGCATCCTGGGCCTGGCCGCGTCGGCCGCGTCGTTTATCGCAATGGCGGGGGATGACATACAGATTGCCCGTGCGGGCTTCCTGATGATCCACAACGCATGGACCATCGTCGGCGGCAATCGCAATGACATCCGGGAGGTCGCTGACTTCCTCGAACAAATCGATACGGCACTGGCCGATATCTACGCCGTACGCACTGGCGATCCCATCCAGGACATGCAGCGCCTAATGGACGCTGAGACGTGGATGGGTGGTTCAGTGGCTATCGAAGAAGGGTTTGCGGACCAGCTGCTGCCGTCTGATGCCACCAAACAAGAGGCCAAGGCTGGCAGCCCGCAACAGATCGCGGCACGCCGGCTGGACGTCATCCTCGCAAAACAAGGGATGCCGCGCAGTGAGCGGCGTTCGCTGATTCAAGACATCAAGACCGGCAAGCCAGGCGCTGCTGATCTGGGTACGCGTGACGCTACCGACCCCCAGGCCATTCCGGCCGACGCCATTGCTGAATTCGAACGGGCATTCGCCCAGTTCAAAGCAGCAGCCTCAACAGTACCTGGAGTTTGATACATGTCCGATACAGCCGAACTACTCAAGAACGTTTCCGCGGAGCTGGCCAAGGCCAGCAGCGAATTCAGCCAGAAAGCGGAAGCCGCTCTGGGTGAGGCGAAAAAAGCTGGCGCCTTGTCCGCTGAAACCAAAGCTGCCGTCGACGAGCTGGCGACCAAGCACAACTCGCTGATGGAAGCTGAAAAGCAACTCAAGGCAAAGTTGGGCGAGCTGGAGCAGGAATTCGCTCGTTTGCCGTCCCACTCGGCGCCACAGACCCGCGATAGCCTGGGTGGCACCGTGATCAAGAGCGAGGCGCTCAAATCGTTTGCTGCCAGCATCGAAGGCAACAAGCGCCTGAGCATTCCCGTACACGCCGCGTTGCTGTCTGGTGACGTGCCGGCCGGTATCATCGAGCCGCAGCGCATTCCGGGTATCGACTCGCTTCCAAAGCAGCGGTTGTTCATCCGTGATCTGATTGCCCCTGGCCGTACGACTTCGCCGGCGATTTTCTGGGTTCAGCAAACCGGCTTTACCAATGCGGCCAAGGTGGTTGCCGAGGGCACTGCAAAGCCATACTCCAGCATTGTGTTCACTCCAAAGCTGACGGCGGTTTCCACTATTGCCCACATGTTTAAAGCGTCCAAACAGATCCTGGAAGACTTTGCACAGCTCGGTTCGACCATCGATATCGAAATGCTCTATGGGCTGAAATACGCAGAAGAACAGGAAATTCTGTTCGGCGATGGTACCGGCGTGCATCTGCACGGCATTGTTCCGCAAGCCTCGGTATTCGATCCTGCGTTCGAAGTGGAGCATCAATCGGGTATCGATGATCTCCGCCTGGCGATGCTGCAATGCCAGCTTGCCCGTCTGCCGTCCAGCGGTCACGTGCTGCACTACCTGGACTGGGCCAAGATCGAACTGACCAAGGACACGCTCGGGCGTTACATCCTGGCTAACCCGTTGGGTCTCTCGGGACCGGTTCTTTGGGGGCTGCCCGTTGTCGCGACTGAAGCCATCGGCTTTGAAGGCAAGTTCCTGACTGGCGCCTTCCAAACCGGTGCCCAGCTTTTCGACCGCGAAGATGCAAACGTGGTGATCAGCACGGAAAACGCCGACGACTTCGAAAAGAACTTGATCTCGATCCGTTGCGAGGAGCGTGCCGCGCTAGCGGTTAAACGTCCTGAAGCATTCGTCTACGGTCCGTTCACTGCCCCCGCACCTGCCGGCGGTTGAGCCTGAATCGTGCCGCCTGCGGGCGGCACGTTGGAGTTCACGATGAAATTGATCACACTGAAACCCCTGTTACTCGGCGGTAAAGTCGTAGTCGAGGGTAAGTCGTTTGAAACCCAAGAGCAGCATGGTCGGGAGCTGATCACGAAGGGCTACGCTGTATTGGACAGCTCGGATGCTGAGCCCGTAGTTAAGGTGGAAGCTGAGCCGGCTGGGTATTCTCTTACGCTCACCAGCAATCAGTTGATGGCACCTCAGTCGAATCTGGCTGAGGCTCCGCTCGGTGACCTGCTGGCCCCACCTGCGCCGGACGCGCCTGATGAGCCGGACCTGTTGGCCCCACCTGCGCCGGACGCGCCTGATGAGCCGGACCTGTTGGCCCCACCTGCGCCGGATGCGCCTGATGCTCGGCAGAAGCCCGCCACGTCTAAAAAGAAAGCGAGCTAACTATGGGGGCAATCGATATCAGCCTGGCCATGCAACATCTGCGTGCCGAAGTGGATGATCAGACGTATGTCCAGGTGCTGCTTTCAGCAGCTGAAGACAGTGCGGCCCAATACCTACAACGTCAGTTTTACGCCGACAACGCAGCCCTGGAGGCGGCTGTCCTTGGCGGGACAGCGGGCAATGATCCGATTGTCATCACTGGCTCTATCGTGGCGGCATGCTTGCTGATCCTGGGTCATCTGTACGCAAACCGCGAAGACACGGTAACTGGTATCAATGTCGCCTCGGTGGTTCAGTTGCCCATGGGATCCCGAACGCTGTTGCATCCGTATCGGGTGCAGATGGGGGTATAGATGGCCTTTCGCGAACCTAGTGCTGGTGAGTTGAACCGGAGCGTATTGATTCGGCTGCGCACCGATCTGCCGGCTGTGGATATGGGGCTCGATTCGGTGTTCACGGATGAACGGCCCCGGTGGGCAAAGATTGAGCCCGTCGGCACTGCGGTTTACGCGAACGGTGTGCAGACCGAAAACAAGCTGACTCATCGCATCACCTTGCGCCTGTTAAAGGGGGTAACCGATGCCCATGAAGTTGTGCATGGTGAGACGATCTATCGGGTGAAGCGCAGTGCTGATCTAAACGGCACGCATCGTTTTACACAGCTGGAGGTCGAGGAACTGGTCACCACCCTGACTGGAGATAGTATTTATGGCTAACTCAGTAGGCGTCGACGGTTATATTCACATCGAGGGCTTCGAAAAATTCGAGCGTGAAGCGTTCGACAAGAAGAAGATCAAGGCTGCGATGCGCAAGGCCGGCAAGCTGGTGCGGCAGCGCGCGCAGCTCAATGTCGCATTGTCCCGCGGTCAGGACAGCTACCCGGTAAATCGAACCGGGGCCTTGCTGGATTCGATCAACTTCAAGGTTTCCCGCTCGGGGTTCCTGGTAAAGATTGCGCCCTACAAAACAGGCGCCATGTCGGAATACTATCCGGCCTACCTGCACTACGGCGTGCGGTTGGGAGGCCGTATCAAAAAGCTGGCTCCAGGCACCGGGAGCGGCAAGAGCAACCGTCGCCGTAAGGGCGCCCGCGCTGCTCTGGTCGCTGAACGCAAGAGCAACGGCTGGCGTATTGAGCCTCGGGCAAACTACATGAGTGACGCCCTGCAGGACTCTTCCTCGGCTGTGCGAGCGATTTTGTCGCAAGCTTTTGCGGATGCACTGGGCTGATTGTTTCGCTATGACTTACTGCCTGTAGATGTTGTAGGCTTCCTTTTCGTCATTAAAGGAGTTTTTGTGATGGAAGGGATGTTGTTGGCCTTAAGCCTGGCTATATGGGCTGCCGTATGGGTTCTTGTTGTACGGAAACGCGGCAAGCTGAGCTTGGTTGCGGGCAACCTGGTGGGGGCAATTGTCGGGATTGTCGTTGCAACAGCTGTTCTGGCTGTGGTCGCACCCGAGCCTACAGAGGCCCAAAAGCAGGCGCAGGCGACGATTGATCGCGACCGGCAGGCCGCGAATGAAAACGCGGTTGCTGCGCGGCAGGCAACGGACGAGTCAACGGTAAAGGAAGCCCCGCGCGCCGCTATTGACGAGATCACGCTGCTGTATCTGAAACACAAGGTGTATGCCGATGGATCGGTTTCTTGCACTCCAAAGGTAATTGGTAGTCGCTCCTACGTTGGCTGCGTTGGCGTGCGCGTAGGCGCAACCAGCGCACCTCAAGTTTGGGAGTACGCTGGTGGTAAATTCAAATCCATCAACGGCACCGCAAGTGGCAAAGCCTCAACGACGTTTTCCAACGAAAGCGTGATTGAGGTGTCGCCACTGCCATTGCCGTCTGACATCGACGTTTCTGCAATCGTCGAGCAGTTCAAAAAGAGCTGATCAATATCGACTCAATAAACAACCTCGCCACGGCGGGGTTTTTTATTACCTGGAATTCGCCCATGAAGATCTCCCCAATCGTTGCTCACCTGCGCCAGTACTGCCCAAGTTTTTCAGGCCGCGTAGCGGGTGGCATTGATTTCGAGGCGGTTGCCGCCAGCGCAAAGCTGAGCCATCCCTCAGCGTACGTGATCGCGGTATCCGACAAGGCCGCTGAAAACGATGTTCAGAATGGTCTGCGCCAGGCAATCACCGATTTTTTCGACGTTGTTCTGGTGGTGGATACCCGGGATGAGCGCGGCCAGGAGGCGGCGGACCTCGCCCATCTATTCCGGGCGGAGATCTGGCGGGCCTTGATTGCCTGGAAGCCCGCCCCGGAATACACGCCGATCGAGTACGAGGGAGGCGAACTGCTTTCCATCAACCGTAGTCGAGTGGTCTACCGCTTCACCTTCTCGGCCCGCTTCCAGATCGGGCGGAACGCGGCCAATGATCCTGCGGAGACCTGGCACGAACTGGAACTGGATGGGTTGCCCGGATTTACCGGCGTCAACTTTGACATGGACTGCATTGATCCTGCTGACCCCAACCTGCAACGACCTGGCCCGGATGGGCGCATCGAAGTGAAATTCTCAGGAGATGTAACACCATGACCAAGCGCATCACTGTGGTGCCGGCCGCTGGCCGTGCCGTGCCTGACCCGGAGGCTGGCGACCTGTTGCCTGGCGCGGGTCGTGAGGTTCCCGATAACGCGTATTGGCGCCGCCGCTTGGCAGACGGCGACATCACCGTTGAAACCACCACCAAGGCCGCCAAGGCGGCGAAACCCGAGGAGCCTAAATAATGGCTATTGGATTCAGCAATATCCCGGCCGACATTCGGGTACCGCTGTTTTACGCGGAGATGGACAACTCGGCGGCTAACACGGCGTCGTCGGCAATGCGCCGGCTGATCGTCGCCCAGGTCAACAGTGATGCTGCCGGTGACAATATCGGCGGTCTGGTGCTGGTACCAAGCCTGGGCCTGGCGAAGAGCATCGGCGGGGCCGGCTCGATGCTCGCCTCAATGTACGAAGCATGGCGCAAAGTGGACCCGGTCGGTGAGGTGTGGTGCCTGCCCTTGCAAAATGACGAAGGCGTTGTGGCCACTGCTACCGTTACGGTCACTGGTGCTGCAACGGAATCCGGACTGCTGAACCTGTACGTCGGCGGCGTGCGTGTACAGGCAACAGTCACCGCCGCCGCAACACCAGCCATCGCCGCCTCGGCGCTGGCGGTGAAGATCAACGCCACGGAAGATCTACCGGTCACCGCTGTTGCAGCGGCAGGCGTCGTTACCCTTACCTGCAAGTGGAAGGGTGAGAGCGGCAACGATATCAACCTGCAACTCAACCGCCTGGGCAGAACAAATGGCGAAGTCACTCCGGCGGGCCTCACGGTTGTTCTGACCAAAATGACTCAGGGAGCCGGTGTGCCCGACCAGGTTGACGCTCTGGCCGCTTTGGGCGATGAGCCTTTCGAGTTTCTGTGCGTTCCGTGGACCGACACCAACACCTTGGACGCCTGGAAGGGGGCGATGGATGACAGTGTTGGCCGCTGGAGTTGGGCCAAGCAACTGTTCGGCCATGTGTACGCCGCCAAGCGCGGAACCTTAGGCACTCTGGTTGCGGCAGGGCAGACGCGCAATGATCAGCATGTCACGATCCAGGCAATGGAGGCGGGTGTGCCCCAGCCGTTTTGGGTGCAGGCTGCGACGTTGGCCGCGCGTACGGCGGTGTTCATCTCTGCTGATGCCAGCCGCCCGACGCAAAGCGGTAGCCTACCAGGTCTGGATCCTGCTCCGGCCAGTGAGCGTTTCACGCTCACGGAACGTCAGTCGTTGCTCAGCTACGGTATCGCCACGGCGTATTACGAAGGTGGTTATGTGCGCATCCAGCGCTCAATCACGACGTACCAGAAAAACGCTTACGGCCAGGCGGATAACTCCTACCTGGACAGCGAGACCATGCACCAGTCGGCGTTCATCATTCGTCGGATGCAGAGCGTCATTACCAGCAAGTACGGGCGCCACAAGCTGGCCAACGATGGTACCCGGTTCGGTGCCGGCCAGCCGATCGTGACTCCGAGCACTATTCGTGGCGAGCTGATCGCGCAGTACATGCAGTTGGAGTTGGAAGGTCACGTGGAAAACGCCGAACTGTTCGCCGCGCATCTGATTGTTGAGCGGGACAGTAACGACCCGAGCCGGGTCAACGTGTTGTTCCCGCCTGATTACATCAATGGGTTGCGGGTGTTTGCGTTGCTCAATCAGTTCCGCCTGCAATACAGCGACGCCGCTTAATCCCCCTCGCTGTATTTTCTGACCAACCCTGGCCCGCCCTGCGCGGGCTTTTGCATTCTGGAGACTATGACCATGGGTCAATTAGTGGCGGGTACCACCTACGTAAAAGTGGATGGCGTCCAACTGACTATCACCGGCGGCGCGGAAGCCCCTTTGATGGATGTGAAGCGGGAAACGATTTTTCCGGGCTTCTACAAGGAAGAGGAGTTGGCGCCTTACGTCAAGATGACGGCGATCCTTGAGCCGGGTTTTCCGATCAAAACGTTGGCGAATGGCCGCGATATGACGGTCACGACCGAGTTCAAAAACGGGCGTGTGTACGTCCTGGCCGGTGCGTACCTGGTCGATGAGCCTTCGTTCAAGGCTGACGACGGCACTGTTGAGTTGCAATTCGATGGCATCAAGGGGTCATGGCAATGAGCTTAACAGTAACGTTGCAAGTCCCAATCGAAGCCCACGGCGAGACCGTGACCCAATTGAATCTCCGCCGGCCGACAGTTCAAGAGGTGCGGGCGATAAAGTCGTTGCCCTACAAGATCGGTCAAGACGAAGAGGTAAAAATTGACACTGATGTCGCGGCCAAATATATCGCTGTTTGCGCTGCAATCCCGGCTTCCTCGGTCAATCAGCTGGATCTTTCAGACCTGAACGACCTCGCTTGGGCCGTCACCCGTTTTTTCATGAACGCGGCATCAGCGAAGTCTCCGACCTGATAGCCGTCGCTTATGACTTGGCTTGGTTTTGGAAAACAGACCCTGAGCTGATGATGGCCCGTCCCCTGGATGTGCTCTGTGAATCACTGGAGCACGCACAGCGAATCAATAAAACGCAGCAGGCATAACCATGGATAAGTTTCAGCTCAAGGCGTTGATCACCGGCGTCGACAAGTTGTCGCCGAAGCTTGCCGGAATTCAAAAGAACGTCGGGACGTTTAGGAAGAATCTGGAAAAAACCGGTTTGGGGAAAATCGGCATCAAGGATCTGGTGACTGGCGGCGCACTGGCGGCGCCCTTTGCCATCGGTACGCGGTCGGCCATCGAGTTTGAATCCGAAATGGCGAACGTTAACAAGGTGGTTAACTTCAAAAGCCCGGAGCAATTTAAGCAAATGGGTGACGACATCACCCGGATGTCAGAGGTGCTGCCCATGGCTGCGGGTGATATCGCCAAGATCGTAGCCGCTGGAGGTCAGGCTGGTTTTGCCAGCAATGAGCTGCTGGGCTTCGCTGAATCCGCGGTCAAAATGGGCATTGCTTTTGACCAGACTGCCGATCAAAGCGGGGAGATGATGGCGACCTGGCGAACGTCGTTCAAATTGACGCAGGACGGCGTGACGGATCTCGCCGATCGCATCAACTACTTGGGCAATACCGGTCCAGCAAACACCAAAAAAATCTCAGATATCGTTACCCGCATTGGTCCCCTCGGCGAAGTGGCGGGGCTTGCATCGGGTCAGATCGCAGCACTCGGTGCAACAATGGCTGGAGTGGGCGTGGAGCAGGAGGTCGCGGCTACAGGCATCAAGAATTTCATGTTGGCGATGACTAAAGGGGCGTCGGCGACGAAGGCTCAGTCGCAGGCGTTCAAGGCTATTCGTCTGGACTCCAAGCAAGTGGCGAAGTCGATGCAGACCGACGCTCAGGGCACCATCTTGAACATCCTGGAGCGGATCGGAAAGGTTGATGCTGCATCGCGTGTTGGCCTGCTGACCGAGTTGTTCGGTTCAGAGTCGGTTACCTCAATCGTGTCACTGGTCTCCAACCTCGACTTGCTCAAAGGCAACCTCAACAAGGTGGGTGATGCTTCGCTTTACGCGGGCTCGATGGAAAAGGAATACGCGGCTCGCGCGGCAACAACTGAGAACAACCTGGGGCTTCTGCGAAACGCAACTACCAACGTGTCCAAGGCGATCGGCAATGCAATGTTGCCTGCCGTCAACGCGGTCGTGGACGCAGTTCGGCCGATGGTAGTTCAGTTTGCGAAGCTGGTAGAGGCTAACCCCGAAGTGGTGCGGGGTGTTGCGGCTGCCGGGATTGCCTTCACGGCGCTGCGGCTTGGTATCGTTTCGACGATCGTGGCTACCAAGCTGCTTTCGTTTGCGTTGAAAGCCAATCCCATCGGCCTAGTAGCATCCGGCATCGCGCTGGCAGCTGGGCTCATCGTCGCAAACTGGTCAGCGATTGCCCCGTACTTTCAGGCCATCTGGGCCAAGATCAAAGGCCCTACCATGGCTGCCTGGGAGATGTTCAAGACGTTTGCCTCGTGGACGCCCATCGGTTTGATTATGTCGAACTGGGAGCCTTTGACGGGCTTTTTCAAGGCGCTATGGGGAGTGGTTGTTGCGCTCTCTGTACCGGTCATGGACTTCCTCAAAACGATGTTCGATTGGTCGCCGTTGGGGTACATCGTGAGGAACTGGGAACCGATCAGTGCATGGTTCAAGAACCTGTGGGAAAAACTGCGTCCAATCATTGAGCCCATGATGAAGTTCTTCGGCGGCGGGGAGGGTGGTGACGGGCTCATCGAAACCGCCACCAGCAAGGCCAACGCCTTTGCCGATCAGCAGCGATTGCGCAATGCGGGCGTCGGCGGCGGCACTGGTGAGTTCCTTCAGGCGAATGCAGTGCAGATGGCCCAGGGCCGCCAGTTGGCTAACAACTCCCAGCTGGGTATCAATCCCGGCCAGTTGCTGCAGGCCCCCGGCAAGATGGCTGCACCGGGTAGCTTGTTGCAGCAAACCGCCGCTGCCAATGCACAGAACCTCAATGGCAAAATCGACATCAACCTCAACGGCGCGCCGCCAGGCACCACCGTGGAACAGTCGCAAACCAACCAACGCGGCCTGACCATAAAACCCAATATCGGCCAGCGTACAGTCGGCACGCAGAGGTAGCCAATGGAACAAACGTGGCGTGATCAGCTGCTGCTCGCATCGTACCGGGGCATCAGCTTTCTGATCGAGCAGGCCGCCGTGCCGGTCGGTCAGAAAGGCCAGCTGCATGAATTCCCACAGCGGGACGAACCCTACTTCGAAGCCCTGGGCAAACAGGCGCAAGTCCATCGGATGAGCGCCTGGGTGATCGGCGACGATTGCTTTGAGCGGCGCGACAAGCTGCAAGAGGCTTTGCAGACGGAGGGCTCCGGCGAGCTGGTGCATCCCTGGCTTGGCCGAATGCTGGTAAAGGCCGGGGAATGTGAGCTGACTCATGATCGTCGGGAGGGCGGCGTCGCCAGGTTTGAACTGACGTTCTACCCCGACACGCCGCGCAAGTTTCCCACGGCCACGGCGAACACTCGGCAACAGGTGGTCAAGTCTTCGGAAGGGCTATTGGACTCAGCCCTGGCCCGGTACAAGGCGGCAATGGAAAAGATCGACAAAGCGCGGCTCAGTGTCATCGGGTTGCGCAACAGCTTGTCGGGCGTCTATGGCGCGATCCAGCGCCAGTTCGCGCCGCTGGTGGGATTGTTCACCAACCTCAGTGGTTTCGTGCAGTCCCTGATCAACTCGCCCGGCGCGCTGGGGGCCTTGTTCTCCAGCTATTTCAGCGACTTCACCGGGCTGGATTTTTCCAGTCCCGGTTCCAGCTACCGCGCAACGGTGGCCACCGCATCGCAACACACGTCGGCTGTGACCGATATCAACACGGTCACCCAGGCCAATGGGGTGGACACCAGTGCCATGGCCCAGGCCACTGCCGATCTGGTGCAGGATGCCCTGTTGGTGCAGGTCGGTTTAATCATCAGCGAGATGCCCGTGTCTATTCGCCCGGCGGTGATGGACTCGGTGCCTGCGATCGATCAACAAGCTGTGTCGCCGGTGGATCGGCCAGAGGTGCCGGTGGCTGATGATGTGATCGAGTTGCGCGACATGCTCAATGAGGCCATTTGGCAGGCATCGCTCAAGGCTGATCCTGATCACTACCGAGCGTTGACCACCATGCGGCAGGTGCTGGTAAAGCATCTGACCGCCGTGGCTGCATCTGGTGTGCGGTTGGTGGACATGACACCCGCTGAAACGCTCCCGGCCCTGGTACTTGCGTACAGGCGCTTTGGCGATTCCACGCGTGCTGGGGAGATCGTGCAGCGCAACCGCATCAGTCACCCAGGGTTTGTTCCGCCGGTGTCGCTCAAGATCGCTCAGGAGTAACCCATGCTCGATGCAGAGAATGCCGTCAGCCTCACCGTTGACGGCTTGGATTATGGCGGCTGGAAAAACGTTGAGATCTCCGCGGGGCTGGAACGTCAGGCCCGCGACTTCAACCTGGGCATAACCTGGAAGTGGCCAGGCCAACCGATCGCGATACCGATTCGCCAGGGCTCCAAATGCCAGGTGCGCATTGGTGGCGACCTGGTGCTGACTGGCTGGGTGTTCGCTTCGCCGATCAGCTACGACGACAAAAGCATCACCCTGACGATCTCCGGTCGATCGTTGACCGCTGATCTGGTGGACTGTGCGGCAATCAACAAGCCAGGTCAGTGGAGCGGGCAGGGCGTGCTTGCCATCGTGAAGGCGCTGGCTGCGCCCTATGGCATCAAAGTACGGAGCGAGATTGCCGACACCGGCACGCTGTCGGATCACACGATCGAACCGGGCGAGACGGTGTTTGAATCCATCGACCGACTGTTGACTCTGTTCCGGGTTTTCTCCACCGATGACGCGACCGGCATGGCCGTGCTGGCGAAGCCAGGGAGTGAAGGCTGGGCGAGCGACAAGCTGGAGGTGGGGCGCAACATCCTGACCGGAGACGCGGGCCTGGATTTCTCAGGGGTTTTTTCTGAGTACCGGGTGCTTGGCCAGCGTAGCGGGACCGACACCGAGTTCGGTGAAAAAGCGGCAGAGGTCTCAGCCGTTGTCACGGATGACCGCACCACGCGCAAGCGGGTGATGATCATCAAGGAGTCGGGCCAGTTGAGCGACAAGCTCGCAATGGACAGGGCTCGTTGGGAAAGCGTCACCCGCATCGGCAAAGCCTTGAGCACCACCTATAAAGTCCAGGGATGGCGGCAGTCGAACGGCGCGCTGTGGAAGCACAACATGTTGGTGCGCGTGGTGGATCCCATCATTGGGATGGACCGCGACATGCTGATTTCCGAAATCACTTATTCGCTCACGGACAGCGGCACCATCACCACGATGGTGGTGGGGCCGCCGGACAGTTTCGAGCCCGAACCCAACGACCGCCACAAAGACCGCAAGCTCAAGAAGGGCGGCAAGTCCGACAACTTCGAATACCTACTCCCCGCTGACTGGAAGCCATCCGAATGAGCCTGATGAACTTGCTTGTGCGCGGTACGGTGGTGCTGGGCAACGCCGCGAAAAAAATGCAGGCCCTGCAAATGCGACTGCTCGCTGGTGAGGTCAAAGACAACCTGGAGCATTTCGAGCCCTATGGACTAACCAGTCACCCGCTACCTGGTGCTGAGGGCATCACTGCGTTCCTGGGTGGCGATCGCTCCCATGGGATTGTGCTGGTGGTGTCTGACCGGCGTTACCGGATTCAGTCGATGAAGCCGGGGGAGGTGGCTATCTACACCGACGAAGGCGACAAGATCCACTTCAAGCGTGGTCGAATCATCGACATCGAAACCCAGACCCTGAATATCAAGGCGGGTGTGGCAGTGAACTTCGATACGCCGATGATCACGCAGACCGGGCAGATCGTTTCCGAAGGCGACCAGGTCGCCGGGGGCGTCAGTCAGATTGAGCACCTGCATGGCGACGTGATGCCCGGCCAAGGCCAAAGCGGGCCGCCCGTGGGAGGTGCTGGATGATCATCACACCCAACCGAGAGGCGTCACTGGTGCGTGCTGTGGTGATCAGCCTGTTCACCTGGCGTCGCGCCGCGACGGATGACCCACTCGATGACGATGAGCGTTATGGCTGGTGGGGTGACAGCTATCCCAGCATCGCCGACGACCGTATTGGCTCGCGGCTGTGGCTGCTGCGGCGAGTCAAGCTGACGGCCGATACCCGTCGTGATGCTGAGTTCTACGCCCGTGAAGCGTTGCGCTGGCTGGTTGAAGACGAAGGTGTGACCGACATCGAGATTCTCAGCGAGCAGGCTGACGTCAACCGGCTAAACCTGCGTGTCATCCTCACCATCAGCACCGGGGCGCGCCTGGAAATCAACTCAAACCAACTGTGGCAGGTGATCTATGCCGTTTGAAACGCCAACGTTACCGGTGCTGGTCAGCCGTACCCAGAGTGACCTGGCCAGCGATGCGCTACGACGCTCCGATGCGCAGGTGTTGTCGCGTGCGCTGAGTGGCACGGCCTACGGGCTCTATGGCTATCTGGACTGGATTGCTGAACAGATCTTGCCCGACACAGCAGATGAAGAAACTTTGGAGCGCATTGCCAACTTGCGCTTGAGCCAGCCGCGTAAGGCTGCCCAGCCGGCCGAAGGTACTGCCAGCTTCACGGCGGCCGCTGGCCGTGTGGTGGATGTTGATACGGTAATGCAAGCCAATGATGGCCGGGCTTATCGCGTGACCGAAGGCGTAACTACTGTCGCGGGTACCAACATCGCCAAGCTTGAAGCTGTCGATGCGGGCGTTCTTGGCAACATTGAACCTGGCATGGTGCTGACGCTTAATCAGCCGGTCGAGGGGCTTGTAAGTACCTTCACTGTGTTGGCCCCCGGATTGATCGGCGGTATCGCTCAGGAAAGCATCGAGTCGCTACGTGCGCGGGTTGTGCGATCGTACCGCGTTATCCCTCACGGCGGCTCTGCCGACGACTACGAAACCTGGGCCTTGGAAGTGCCCGGCATTACCCGTGCATGGTGCCGTCGTAATTTCCTAGGGCCAGGCACCGTCGGCCTGTTCGTCATGCGCGATGATGACGCTAATCCTATCCCTGACGCCGCACAGCTCTCGGAGGTAAAAGCCTATATCGAGGCGCTGCGGCCCGTCACAGCAGAGCTGTACGTGCTTGCGCCGGTGCAGGCACCGGTGGTGTACCAGATTCACCTTACGCCCGACACCGGCGCGGTGCGTGCGGCTGTCGCAGCGCAGCTGCAGGATCTTCACAGCCGCGAAGCTGGGCTGGGCGACAAGCTCCTGATCAGTCACATTCGCGAGTCCATCAGCAGCGCCACGGGCGAAACCGATCACGAGTTGTTGTCGCCAACTGCTGACGTTCCAGCCGCAAGCAATCAGTTGCTGACCTTTGGGGGGTGCCTATGGCTGGATTAAGAACGGCCGAGCAGTACCGCGCCCAACTGCAAGCACTGCTCCCGGCCGGTCCTGCGTGGGATCCGGAGTTGGTTCCTGAGATCGGTCTGATCCTCTCGGGCGCCTCCTTGGAGTTCGCAAGGCTGGAGGGTAGGGCGGCTGACATTCTCAACGAGATGGACCCTGGCGGTGTGAACGAGCTGGTACCCGACTGGGAAAAGATTATGGGGTTGCCAGATGAATGCTTAGGTCTCAATCCAGCGTTTGAGGATCGCCGTCTCGCAGTTCGCCGGCGCTTGGTAGAGGTAGGCGGCCAGAGCCAAGCGTACTTCATCGAAATCGCGGTGAGTCAAGGTTATCCAGGTGCAACCATCTCCGAATACCGAGCGCCCCGAATGGGGCGTTCTCGTTTTGGTTCTGCGCATTTCGGTACGTGGGGCGCCCAGTTTATGTGGGTACTCAACACGGGCGGCCGTCTGCGCGCTGGCCGACGATTCGGCGCGAGCTTCTGGGGTGAGCGGTTCGGTACCAATCCTGGAGATGCGCTTGAGTGCCTTATCCGTCGACCGGCTCCGGCGCACACCGTTGTGCACATCAATTATGACTAAGGGGTGAAACGTGGATTTTCCTAAAAGTGTTCCCGGCGTAGGGCTGGTCGATGGAAAGTTTATTGATGAGGATCCATTGGCTGCTACACCTGGGTCGCTGATTCCTTCTGCCTGGGGCAACTCGGTTACGCTTGAGCTGCTAAAGGTTATTCAGGATGGCGGCCTGTCCCCAGATGAGGACGACAATACGCAGCTCTCGGCAGCCATTCAGAACTTGGTTGATGAGAAGGCCGTGTCGTTTGCCACGAAGGAAGAGGCAGAAGAGGGTACCGATAATACCAAGGCGACGACTGCACTTCGTGTCTTTCAGGCGATCGCCAAAGTTGTGGCCCAGGCAACGGAAGGGGCATTTGGTTGGGCGAAGGTCGCTACCCAAGTGCTTGTAAGTGCGGGGGTTGATGATAAAACAATTGTTACTCCCAAGAAGTTAGCGGCAGCACTTCAGAAGCAAAGCTTGACCGCGTTTACCGCCGGCGGCAGCGCAACAGCTTTGACATTAACACCCGCTCCTGCGATCGACGCGTACTCTGTACCGCAACGGTTTCGGGTGAAGTTTCCCGTGGCCAGCGGTGCGAACCCGACAATCAATGTTTCGGGAGTCGGGGCGAAAAATCTTAAGCAGTACGACTCGGCTGGAGGAAAGGTCGCAGCTATCTTCGCTGCTGATCAGCTATCCGATATTGAATATGACGGTACGGATTTTGTTCTGATTGATCAGCTGCCGACCACGAATTTGGTAGGTGTACGTGGTTGCGCGGTTGGGTTGAAGCTCGTGGCAACTGGTCTCGACTCCGTAGTAACGGTTACTGCGGACCAGGTCATGGTCGAGTCTGCTGCGAATACTTTCCAGACCTTGCGAGCCGTAGGTGTTGCTCCGACTTTTGCAAAGGCCGGTGCCGGTGGCCTGGATGTGGGGGCAGCCAACAGCCAGGCCGCATCAACGTGTTACTACATCTGGGTGATCTGGGGAGAAACAAAAACCAAGGAAGGCCTGTTTTCACTTAGTGCGACCTGGCCAACTCTTCCTGCTGGCTACACGCACGCCGCTATTGTTGGCTGGACGATCACAGATGGTGCGGGGACAAAATTCCCTCTTGGGTTTACCAAGAATGGAAGGGTGGGGCAATTCAAGGTTGGGGGGAATGTCCCGCAGTTGCCGAGAATGGTCTACGGGGTTCAGGGTAGCCCGACAGCCCCGACTTGGGTGGCAGTGTCACTTTCACCTTATTTCTCGCCTACTGTCGCGGCAGTTTACTTGAGTCTTTATAGTTCTGGCGCGGCGACTCATACTATTCTCGCGCCAAGTAATTCATATGGCGCCGTTAACGCATCAACTAACACTCCCTTGGTAAATATTAGTAACAGCGCGTCCAACGCCAACTTGAATAACTTTTTGGCGCGAATAGTGCCGGAGAGTGGCTCCGTTTATTACGCTTCAAATGCGACGGTGTCGCATCTTTCGGCAGTAGGGTGGGAGGATAATTTCTAATGGGTTATGCAATCAGAAACGACAAACAAGGTTGGCGTTCCGTAGCTGATTCTGATGAGGTTGGCACCAATGAATATTGGAGCGAGTCACCCATTGAAATCGTACCGCTCCCACCAACTCAGGAAGAGTTGTTGGACGTTGCAAATTCTGAGCGAGACCGCCTGTTAACGCTCGCGGCGATCCGTATTGCGCCTTTACAGGACGCTGCTGATCTCGATATCGCAACCGGCCCGGACACTGCGAACCTGACGCTTTGGAAACGGTATCGCGTTGCCGTTAACCGCGTATCCGAGCAAGCAGGATTTCCCGCCGAAATCGACTGGCCTTCGCAGCCAGCCTGATCATCACGAACCGATCAATGCCCGCCATGAGCGGGTTTTTTATTGCCCGGAGAGAAGCAATGGCACGACTATCTGAATCGATCGCCGGCGGCCGCAATGCGCTGGCCTTCCTCGATATGCTCGCATGGTCCGAGGGCACCAGCACCTCACCGGCCACGGCCATGGATGGCTACGACGTGATTGTGACCGGTATCGATAAGAGGCCGGAGGTATTCAAGGACTTTGCGGATCACCCTTTTGCAAAGGGGCGGGCCTCAAAGGTCATCAACAGCAAGGGGCTCACGTCCAATGCGTCTGGCCGATATCAGCAAATGCTGAAGGATTGGCCGCACTACAAGGCGCAGCTCAAGCTTCCTGACTTCAGCCCGATCAGCCAGGACCTGCTGGCGCTACAACACATCCGCGAATGTCGGGCGCTGCCTGACGTGCTCGCCGGTCGGATCGAGACGGCTATCGGGAAATGCCGGAACATCTGGGCCAGCCTGCCCGGGGCCGGGTATGGACAGCGCGAGCATCGTCTTGAGGATCTGCTGAAGCAGTACCGCCTGGCTGGCGGAGTTATGTCGTGACACCGGCGCAAAAACTGATCGGCCTGGCGGCGCTGATCTTGGTACTCATGGCCGCCGCCGCTGGCGTGACCTGGCAGGTGCAGGACTGGCGCCTCGGAAAGGTGCTGGCAGAGCAGGGCGCCCAGTTCCAGACGGACCTCGGCGCGATCGGTAATGCTGCGGCGGCCCTGGCCCGGAGCGAGCAGGATAAGCGTCTGGCCACCGAGCAGCAGCTGGCCGCCTCCGACCAACAACACACCAAGGAATTATCCGATGCCCAGCGCAATCAGGCTCTGCTGCGTGACCGCCTTGCTACTGCTGATGTGCGGCTGTCAGTCCTTCTCGACGCCACGTATTCAGCCAGTGGCTGTGACGTGCCTGCCGCCCCCGGCGCCGTCGGCGTGGTTCATGCAGCCCGTCGAGCCCAACTTGACCCAGCGCATGCTCAACGAATTATCGGCATCACCGACGCCGGCGACCAAGGACTGATCGCGCTGCGGGCGTGCCAGGCGTATGTCAGAGCTGTGGCGCCCTGAGCACTTTCAGCTCCAGCAGCAATCGCTGATTCTCCCTGAGCAGGTGGTCGCGCTGACCGGTAATCAGATCGATGGGTCGAAAGCTCCCTTTGTCAGATTCCTCATTGCTCATGGCTGACATGCGCTCAAGAGCTGCCCTCAGTTCTGCCTCGGCTGATGCCTTGCCGGCGGCGAGCAGGTCATTCATTTGGACCAGGCCGATTACATTGGCCCGTGCCTTACGCAGCATAGCCACGGTTTGAACGAGTTCGTCTTCCAGCAGAGCGCATTGATGCTGGTACATTTCCAGGGGGGTAGGGCAGCCAAGCCACGCTGAGGTGTCTTCGTCGATGTTCATAATGGGTAAGCTCAAATACTGTATGTGTATACAGTAATCGAGGTTCGTAGGTTGCGCGACCCTAGCCGACGAAACGTAGAAAATCCATTCCGCAATCGAAACGGAGAACCCCGAATTTAGCTGGCTCCAGCTGGCCGAAAACCTTAAAAGTGCGGAATTGATATTGATATAAGATGTTGAAATATAAGAATATTTGCGTGGATTGCAAATCCGCCTACGCCGGTTCGATTCCGACCTCGGCCTCCACTCTTAAAACCCCGTAGATCAATGGTCTACGGGGTTTTTTATTGTCTGCAATTCTTCATCCCTACCGCAACTTTTCGAGAGCCTTCCGCAACCCATCTCCAACAATGGCAGTTTGAGCCTCAAGATTTAGCTTCATTTCCCCGTTGAGCGTGCGTAGGTTTCATCAGGCGCGCTAACGCCAAGTGGCTCATCAGCCGTCAGATAAGATGTCAGTTTTCGCACCGATATCAATGAGCTAATAGGCCTGCGGCAATGACTATTTCAAAAGAAAGCGTTGCGAAATTCTTTACTGATAGTGGGTTTTCCACCGACCACATACCGGTCTCTACAACAAAAACGCCAGATTTTTGGGTCTCCCACGCACAGTTTCGTGCAGCGGTAGAAGTGAAAGAGATCTCAGAAAACCACTACGAGAAGAGTGTTAGGCGAGACCGGTCATGCTAGAGGCGTCCAGTCGCGCGGTGATTCGAAAGCGCTACGAAATATTATCAAGGATGCAAACTCGTAGCTGAAAAGGCTCTGCACCGGCGGCGAGCCCGGCATACTTGTGGTTCAGGATACACGTCCATTTTGGACACTAAATATCTTGATAGAAGAGTCGCTAAAGCAGGCTATGTTTGGTGATCGCATAATCTGGCGATCGGCCCCTAACTCTCTGGTGGTTGAGCCCTCGAGAGCAGTCAGTGACTATTTCTCTGGCAATCGAGCTAATACCGATCAAAAGAATAGGTCGGTATCGGCAGTCGGGGTTTTATATGTACATACGGATCCGCATGAAACGTCTTTAAGCCTTTACCATAACCCGTTTACGCATCAAGAGTTGGTCCTGCCGAGGCATCTATCAGGGATTATCCGACAGTTTTTTATTAGCTCCACCGATCAATATGGGTATTTTTTTTCGAGCGCGGACCCTAAGTGATGTATCGATCTCATAACTTAGTGGGTTTAATAATCTCTCCGATTCGACGGCAAAGTTTATTTGTCATTTCTTTAGTTTTTTGCCCAAGCAAGCGGCTAGCGTGAGTTAGTTGGATTTCACTGGCAGCTTAAAGACAGGGTAAGACCAAGTTAAGGCGGAAGCTTGTGATCATAAATTGGCAATCGGACCCCTTCAGTTCGCTTGTTTTATCTCAAGGCAAGGTAAGGGGGGAACATGTTATAAATCAGAAATTTTTCCATTTTATTTAAACTAATAGCTAATCCTAATTGTGAAAGTAAGTATAGATAACTACTCAGTAGAAAACGGAAGATTCAGATGAAAGTCATCATAGCAATTAAGTTTTAAAATTTCTTTATCAGTATTCGCCTGTTTCCTCAAAATGCTTCACCGCAGCGAAGACTTTAAGACGTGCTCGATGCAACAATACGCGAACATTGGATAGCGAGAGTTTTAGAATGTCGCAGATTTGCTCCAATTCCAGGCCTTGGCGTTCGCGCAGAACCAATACACTGCTTTGCAATTCGGACATACTCAGCAATGTAGATTCCAGGCACTTTCGTAACTCATCCTCGTTCAGTAATTCCTCAGGGGTGTCATGGTGCCAATCACGTGGGAATACAACCCAGTGACCATTATCGTGATTGAAGCGGTCAATTCCGCTGGTTTCGTGGGACGAAGGCAGGTCATCAATCAACACCTCGCGGCGACTCTGTTTATAGCGACCTTTTGCGGCATTTGCGGTTATAGTCAGTAGCCAGGTTTTGAGGCTAGAGCGCTCTTCGAACCTTGTTAGGTTACTTACCACCGACAGCCAAGCGTCCTGTACAACTTCGTCGGCATGGCGCTTACCTACTATTGCATATGCAACGGCCCTCATAGCGTTCTGATGGGCGGAGACCAATTCTTTGTATGCGCTCTGCTCACCCCTCAGCAGGCGTTCAAGCAGGAACGTGTCGTCTGATGCTGCCATCAACACCTCAGTGTAAAAGTGCAAAATTAATCTAATATATATTGTGGCCGGCTGGAGCCGTTGGAAGAATAATATGCCGGCGTGATTTATGCCTTTGTTTCGCTCATCACCGATGTAAAGGAACGTTGAATGACACTATAGTTATTGATTGGTAAAAATCTGCTAGTTTGAGGGCGAACTTTATATTGAAGTAAGCAGGAGTGATCGATGATTTTTAGTGAATTATATGGCGTCACCAAAAATGAAAAAGGCGAATATGGGTTTTATAATTTCATTGGCGTGCAGGTGTTTTTTCTATACTCGTTATTTTAATTTCGAATAGATTGTCTGGTATTTTATAATGATGATATGTTGTGCACTTTAATCTAGCGACTGCAAGAATTTGATAAAGACGCACGATACTCTTTTAATTCCACAAGAAGAGATAGGTTGTCATTTAAGCTTCTCTGTAATGAAAATGCGCTTGGATTCGGATTATTTACATGGGTTAATGTGTCAATAAAAGGTTCGGTATTTTTTTTGAGGATAAAATCACCCATTCTAGTATTGAGTTTACACAGTGAAGTGGTCAGTGTTGTGACTAATTCATCCAAGTTTTTCTGGTCAAGCTTACCCATTTTTAAGCCTTTAGAAGAGCTAGTCTCTAGTGTCGGGCATTGAGCGCTTGGATTATTCAATAATAGCGCAATTATCATGCTTATAGAAAAGTGAAGTGCGTGGCAATCGTTAATTAATATATCTGCAGTATCTTCCATGTCTTTAAGATTGTTTTTAGAAAAAGCATGAAGATTCATAGTAATGCTCCTGCCAAGGTGTACTTAAAATGACTTTTTTTGATTTTCAGTCATTCCCATTATTTTTAAAATACTGGCATCAAGCTCACAGCAATTTATTAACCGCCTACAGGTATCATCTACATCTTGCTGACACTGTGCCAAGGTGTATGTAATTAATTTGGATTCAGTAACGTTTGCATCTTGAGTTGTTGTCTTTTGCATTGACTGATTAATCAGCCTTAGTTCGTCAAGATTTAAACCCAGCCTACCGATTGCAGAGAGCAGTGCAGCGTCTGCTATATCGGTTAACGCCAAAGCTGAGTTTTCTAAAAAGGAAATTTGGTTGAATAGATATTGGGAGTCTCTTTGGTTAGTTGGTTCTTTGATGGTTTTTTTAATATTGATCATTTGAGCTTTATATACTTCAATCTCTCGTTTGACGGTAGCGTGCGCAGCAATTATACGATTTATCTTTGCTACACATATGTCTACCTTTTTTTTATATTCAATCACGGCTGTTGGTAATTGGTTCTTGTTCATGTGATATATTTCGTTGGCCTGATAGAATTTTTTAGCAGCGGTTATGCGTTTATCGATCATATTACTAAATCTTATCGGTTGGTATGCTAAAATAAATATCCGTCGTTTTTTGCTTTTTTATTTCGTTTTTTTACTGCTGCTTTCAATAGGCCGCGGACATTCGTTTGCGATCAGGAAGTGATTAATCCTTTTTGGTGAGCAAGTTGCCTTTAATAATGTGCTGAGTTTGAAATGGAGTTCTCCCATAATTCTTCTTGTAGTATTTAGCAAATAGGCCAAGATCGACGAAACCCCAGCGAAGCGCTATCCCTTGCCAATCCGTACGTACATCCTCTTTGACCAGTTCCTCGTGAGCGCCCGCCAGACGTACATTTCGTAGATATTGCATTGGAGAAACATTTCTAAAGGTCTTGAATCCCAATTGAAGATTTCTGACACTTGTGCACGCATAAGCGGCGACATCACTAATTGAAATATCTTCATGTGCGTGGGCGTGCATGTATTCAATTGCTCGACTAATGTGCCGGGGAGTAATTAGGTCAAATTTAAAACGATTTTCGTTGCTGTTATTATGGGGGATTAATTCAATTAATGTTGACATTAGCGCCTGTTTCAGGTGCCTAATAGCCAGAGGTGACTCCTGAGCTTTATGGAAAAGCATCCCGTTTCTGATGCATTTAATTATTGAGTTAAGCATTGGCCAAACTTGAGAGTCGCTATTAAGTAGAGGCTGGAACTCCAGGCGATCTTTATAGTTGAGACCTTTTGAAAGTTCTAACTCCTTGTTTAAAGCTTTGGCATCAATCATTATTGTATCTGTATAAGTACCACGAGTGAACTCCCCCTGTACAAGCCTCGAACTATCTACAATACACAGCTGTTGGGAAGCTTGGATGCGGCCGTGCTTATTTAATTCCCAAATGGATTCGCCGCTGTAAGTATAGGTGACAAAATAAACGTCGGTATTATTCTGTTTCTCAAAACCCCAGCCAGAAGTGCTGGTAGTAGAGCATATGAACATATCTCCCAAACTGTAGGTTGTCTTTTTATAGTCGAGTGGCCCGCTGTCTAAAATTTTTAGGGCTGGCGAAAGTCCGCATTTGTTGTAATAGTTCCATAGAGACTCTTCGTCTTGGAGATGTACTTGAGATATAGAGTGTTCGTTCATTTGGAAGCCTGTTTAGGTTGAGCACCTACTTAAATTCTAGTGTGTAGGTTTGTTGGGTGTTTCATTGTTATTAGTTGAGCTTTTGCCGTCGAAACAAGCAATGCCTAGACGTTTAGTGAGCCGCAGTTGTAGGCTAGTATGCATATTGTTTAGATTTGCTAGATGATCTGTTTGTTTAGTCGCCTTTGGGTGGTCGTGGTTGATATAAATAATTAAATTAGATCTCTCAAAAAGTCAGCTCCCACATTTTTTGTGGCTTGTTGATATTTCAGCTTTGTTTCATTTGGGGTTTCAGAGTATGTTTCAAGGTAGTATTTTTTAAATAGATAGTAGTTTGAAAATCCGCATTGAGTTGCAATTGATTGTGGGGTGATTTCATGGGTTGATGTCTTGAGCAGTTGCCGAGCGGCTTTGAGTCTAGTCATTCTTAAAAATGCAATAGGAGTCATGTTTTTATATTTTTTAAATCCAAGTTGTAGAGATCTAACGCTCAAGCCTGCGTGAATTGCCACATCGTTAACAGTCAATGCTGGAGAGTTAGAACTCTCCATGAAAGCGGCCGCATTATTAATTACATAAGGTGTTGGGGTTGTGATGGTCGAATTATCCAATAGGATGCTGGAGTAATTATTATTGAAATTGTAGAGTATTAAGTTTATGAGTGCGTCTTTTAAGTGTGCGGTAACATGTGTAATAGGCGGCTGTGTATTGGATGCGACTTGAAGAATTGTTTGAATTATCAGCCTTATAGCATTGGAGGCACGCTGATTGGAATTCTCAAGTTTAAATAACAATCTAGTTTTGGGTGTGCGTCCCAAAAGGAGAATCAATGCTCGAAATAGATCGTTGTAAGAAATGAATGCCATAGCCCAAATCATTCCCTCGGAATAGCTTGCACTCTTAGTCATACGTTGCTCCAGAAGTACTATTGAACCAGGCTTTGCCTCGAATGAACCTAAAGAGTTAGTCCAATGAAACTCCCCACTAAGAGGGATTGAGATCAGAAATCCATCGATTTCATTTTTTGTTTCATAACCCCACCCTGTTCGGCTTGTTGACGTAGACACGAAGGATTCACCCAGCATACAGATACGCTTCGAATAATGAAAAAAACCGCGCGAACCTGGGAGTACTGACATAAAGCCGTCATGTTGTGCAAAGTGTTGGCTAGCCGCGTCAAGATTCCGAAAGTCTTGTTCTGAAAAAAAATGTTCGTTCACCGTACCTACCCTCCAAGATTTTATTATCTTGTGATCGGTCCGCCTGTACCGAGTTCCAAAAAAATGTTTTTAACAACTTTGCTCTGGATGCCTAATTTGTAGTTCGATTGCGCTCGCTACAAGCCTAGAAAATAACCTAAGCGTATCTAATGTCTCATTAGTTTCAAACGCCGTTGATAACTGTGGGGCAACGGCCCATAAGAATCCATAAACGTATCCATCTGATAGAACGATAGGAGAGGAAATATAGCCGCCAAATCCATCCTTTCTTAAAATTTCGCATTCATATGAAAAATTATTCAGCTTGTGTTTTTGGTATATAAATATCTGTCCCTTATTCTTCGCTTCTCGACATAGGTCTAATTTAGGAGGAATAGCTCCACTCTGGGTACGACCATCATAGAAATCATCAGTAATTGAGCAGGCAACCCAATTTTTTTCGGTAATTTTTTCTATTGCAGCAAATTTTAATTTCGTTAGACGAGTAATGAGCTGAACTGCACTCATAGCTGCTTCTATTTCAGCTATCGCCTCTCTTTCTTCGGGAGAAAGAAATGAACTAGAATTCGTAAAATTCTTCATGGTGACCTTACCAATTTTAGCGGTTTTCTTTATTGGCTGTTATCAATGGACAAGTCAACAGCTCCCTCTAAATGTGCCGTTCCGCTGCCTTGCCCTTCTTTTTTAGCAAATACTTCATTCTGAATATTTGCAATCAATCAGTATTAACCTTAATCCAGAATTAATTTCAAGTGTGGTAAAGATAGCATCGTTGTGATTCTGTTTGCATAGAAAAAATTGTATCTATTTTGATACGTTAGAGTTTTTGCTTCGTTTTTTTTTAAACTTTTCGCATATTTTTATTTTTTGTTATTTAGTTTGCTACGTAACTTTTATAATTTTGTTGTGTGTGTGTTTTTATTGAATTTCTATTAAAGATTGATCGAGGGTAGCCGATACGGCCAGTAAGCGTTTGTGCTTCATTAAAATTGATGAGGGTGTATTTATGGTTCTTCGCAGATTAAACCTGGCTGTTCGCTCAATGCTTTGCTTTGGGTTTTTTGGTGTTGTTATTTTGGTTTTAGGCGTGGTCGCTTTAAATCAAGCACGCAGCCTCAACGACTCTGAGAAATTTGTCGAGAATAATGTAGTACCCAGCATAGTGGCTTTGGCTAATTTAGATAGAGAGTTTATAAGTATCAGGGTAAACAACTCTCGCATTCGCAATCCTTTAGAACCAGCAGAACGCAAAGCTCAAGCACTACAGGATATTAAACAGTCGCGACTATTAATTCAGGATAGGTTGACCTCTTTGCAGGATCTAATTGTCACTCCACTAGGTAAACAATATTTCTCTGAACTGACCAACATTCTTCGCCGATACCAAGATGTGCAAGATAGATACTTGGCAAGTGTCGCTTCTGGTGATACCGCGGAGGTAGTCAATTTATCCAATGATGTGGTGCGGCCTGTGGCCGATGATGTAGAGATCGTAATCAAGAAGCTTGTTGTTTTAAATAACGATAAGGCAAAAAAGGCAGGAGAGGCAGCTACCGCAGTCTATGAACAGTCAAAATTGATAGTTGCAGTTTTTGTTTTAGTGAGTAGCGTGTTGGCCGTAATTGTTGCTTTATTTTACACGCGTAGTATTACTGGTCCCGTAAAGCAGTCACTGGATATCGCACAGCGCATTGCTGCAAATGATCTGACCGAGGTTATCCATGTACAAGGTCACGATGAAATTTCGCGATTGACTGAGGCCCTAAGGGTTATGCAACACGGTCTAAGGTGTACATTGTCTCTGATCTCCGATTCCTCCAACCAATTAGCGTCCACCTCTGAAGAGATGCATGCTGTAACTGACGACGCGCATCTTGGAATGCAGCGTCAAAATCATGAAGTTGAAATGGCAGCCACCGCAGTGACTGAAATGAGTGCAGCAGTGGAGGAGGTTGCACGTAATGCATCAGCAGCATCGGCAGCAGCTAGTAAATCTAATATTTCAGCCGTGGCGGGACGCACCCGTGTGGACGAAACGGTTAAAGCGATCAGCTTGATGGTAACAAATGTCAAGGGAAGCGCTGATGAGGTAAAGCAACTTGCAGTTATGGCTACCGACATCGGCAAAGTCCTTGATGTTATTCAATCGATAGCTGAACAGACCAATCTACTTGCACTTAATGCGGCTATTGAGGCTGCAAGGGCTGGCGAGGCAGGTCGAGGATTTGCTGTAGTTGCCGACGAAGTCAGGGCGCTCGCCCATCGCACGCAGCAATCTACGAGCGAGATCGAGAAAATGATCGGATCTATTCAGAAGGGTACTGAAGCAGCTGTGTCAGCGATGAACCAAACCAACGCCCAGGCACAGATAACATTCGAGGCTGCTCAAAATGCAGGAACAGCGATTTTGGAGATTACTGATTCCATTGAAGACATTACCCAACGCAATGTACTGATTGCGACAGCATCAGAAGAGCAAGCGCAAGTTGCTAGAGAAGTAGATAGAAATCTGATAAGCATACGAGACTTATCGAGTCAGGCATCAGAAGGATCTCATCAGACAACTATTGCCACCTCTGAGCTTGCTAGATTGGCCGTTGAATTGAATCGGCTTGTGAAACAGTTCCATATGTAAAATCATGCTACAGTCGGAAAGGTTATGGCTATATAATTTGCAGAATCAATATTTTTGGAGTCGATGAGATTGTCAATTTCAATTAAAAAGCATTCCGCTTCATGTGTGCGTTGGTTCTGCTTGGATTACTGTCACCATTCCATAATGGCAAACATAAATGGGGTCAGACCGTGATTTTTGAGTTGAAAGTTAATGGTCTGCCCCAGGGTTAATGCATGGCGCTCAGTAATCAGAGGTTTACAGGGCTCGTTTTTCCCGGTGCAATATCCACTAGAAGTTTCGAATTTTCAATCAGCTGCGCCAACCCAAATATTTGAAGACGTCGCGATCCACAAGAAGAAAATGCCTGTTCATTAGCCATCGCAGCCACTAACGCCAGTATTTCACTCGCATTCACTAATGCTTCTTCGGAACTCAACCCAGGTTTAACCTTAAAAACGCTGGTGAGAAGATCGTCCTCGTTTGGATTGGTTTTCATAAGGCCCGCTCCAATGCGTTAGACATTGAGTGAGCATTCACCGCTGGGTGCCATTGCTCAGGTCTGATTTTGACTTGATGGACTGGATAGCTTTTATCTGTAGAAAACATCCTCTAGGCCCTCGGAAAATTAAGAGGCCACCACCGCCGTTGCGACACGGGTGGGTGGTGGACCATGCAAGGGTCGCAAACCGGTGTCCGAGGGTACCGGCCGGACAAAAGCCCGCCTCACACGGTCCACCATAGATGCGGTAAACAAGCACAAAAAAAGCGCCTGCTACAGAGCTATGACGCTACGGCGCCTCAGACTACTTCAGGTTGCGACACCCGGCCATAGGATTTACTGCGACGGCGAATCCTAGCCAAGTTACTTCCTCTGGCTCAACCTCGTCAGATTGTGGGAAAAATCCGAAGCTCGATTGCGCGATGGTGCGCTCATCACATCTGGGGTTCTTTCAGATAATCGCGTGCATATTCACCACAACTGTGTGTCGGCGGCTACCGCCAGATTGCAACATTCAGCGTTGGTTTCGGGCTGACCCGCCGCGTTGATTCAACCAATCACCTCGGACCTGTTAATGCGCTGGCGTTTAACCTCACCTGCATACGCCACTATCTTTTCCTGCTGAGCCTTCAGCAATGCACATATCTTCTGCAACGCCATTGTGTCACTCGACGTATTGCCATTCGCTGCCAGGGTGGCCAGTTCCATCACCGACCATCCAATAACGGCCGCTGCATCTTCCAGGTCATAAAACAATTCCTGCTGGGCGGTTCTGGGTCCATCGAGGCCCTGTATCAACTCGTTCATCTACTTCTCCGCCTGGTGCTGATTCAGTTCAAGGCCCATGACCACCATCCCT